GACAATTCCTAATGCAAGACCTACCCAAACTCGAAACCCTAAGCAGCATGGACAGTCTGTGCCGAATGCGGCCAACTGACTCACGTAGCGCACGGGTTTCAAAAACCATGGAAGGTCTTCCCAAATTTGTTTACATGCTTTCATTTCGTAAATCCTGAAGTGGCGGCGGCCTTGATAGAATCGAACTATCTCGTCGAATGTAACATGGCTTCATAATGTTACATGACGCTCGCCCTGATTAGCCGCCAGGTACTCAGGTGCATTGCATCTGAGCCTAATAGGTTCTGGGACATTGACTGCTGCGTTCGTGTACTAGCCTTTCAGTATCAAAACCTACTCACGTTCCACCTACTTGCAGGACTGCAGTCCCAGAATTCGGTTGAGAACCAGGTTTTCCTAGTTCTCGAATTTTGTGACGCTCAGCATGCCTGGTACTTGGCGACCTAGACAGGCTGACAACTGGAGTGACGCTTCATCCGGCAACTGAGCATCTTGTGGGTATTATACTAAGTTTTTGGAAAAGTAAACACTATAATAATATTTTGTTGGTGTTATTGTAGTTTAGTTTTGTTTAGATTCTTTGCTTTTATGTAAGCCTAGTTTCTTGGCGGCTTTGCGGCTGAGCTACTGTACGAATCAACAGGTTTCTCAATTTTTCTGTTTGAAGATTATGCAGGTGGTAATCTAACCTGTTGTTTCTAAACGGGTTTTTGCCTATTAGTTTCATAGTTTCATTCTATTTACTTAATAGAGAGAGAGAGAGAGAGAGTAGTATAATATATATAGATATATGTTATAAAAGTAGGAGAGAGAGTCTAAAGAATACGGGGGACACTTTCTGATTACAGTATCAACGAAGTCTACTCTCGCAAGACTTCTTCAAAATATCAGTTTCAGAAACATGAGCAGAGCGGGTCTAGGGATAATTAACCAATAAGTTTTTTAGAAAAAAAAGTCATGAACTGATTTTACTTTTAGCTTTGACCATATTATAATGCTCCAAAATGTCTAACTAAGATATTTTTCAAATTCATCTGAGTTTAAAAACTCTGGTAACTGTAACTTTCCTATGGAGAATATAACCAAATGACAAAATCTGTAAAGAAACAACAACAAGTGGATATGGAAGAACTGGAGAAAAATTTCTCCGATTTAATCGACTATATTAGTGAAACACTCCCGCGTCAGGCCAGAAGTTCATTAGTACCCGCTATTGAAAAGTTTGCTTCAAGCATTGGTATTGATTTAAATTTAGACAGTTTTAAAACAGATCGTCGCGTATTTAATACTTCAAGCGGACGACCGAGCCAACAATATATGGCCTATTGGACCGCATCACAGCGAGTCTTCGAAGGTACACTTCAGGACATCGCATCAGAAATCGGTTGTTCAGTTCAGGTATTATATAAGCACCGCAATGCTGCATTTACTGAACACGGTGAAGACGCTCCGTTCTATAAGGTTACAAAGAAAGGAGCTCATGAGCATGTGATGATTCTGATGATGTCCGACACCGCGAAGGATATTATCAATAAACGCATTGCAGAATTCGAAGAGAATTTAAAGAAAGCGAATCGTAGATTTAATGAAGATGGCTCATACTAATTAGAGGTTTATTATGGCAACAGAGAAAAAGGTGAAAGTTAAGACTGCTTCACCACCAGCTGACCCTGTTGAATTGTTCAGAGCAAAATTAGCTGAGTCAGGTCTTAACGAAGACGATGCTGAGAGTTTGGGATTAGAACTTGTTTCTGCAGAGGAGACAGCTGAGTTCGGGAAGAATTTTATTCCGTGTGCATCAATGAAATTCCCGTATACGGATAAACTCGGTCTTGAAACGTCAGACATCACAAATGGTGAGCCGTACTTCCGCGTGCGTTATTTAGGTGACTACGAGAAAATCTACCGTCAGGTCAAAGGTGAAAATGGAAATAAAAAACCACCGAAATATATGCAGAAGTCTCAAACACTTCCAATGGCATACTTCCCGCGTATTGGTGATGTAGACTGGTTAGCAATATCTGAAGATACGACTGCACCTGTTATTATTACTGAAGGGGAATTAAAAGCTGCGAAGGCTACTAAAGAGGGATTTCCTACTATTGGTCTTGGTGGAGTATCATCGTGGCGTTCAGTGAAACACGGGATTGAGATGCTTGATGGCTTAAAAGAAATTAACTGGCAGAGACGGTACACTTACATAGTGTTCGATTCTGATTACAAGACGAATCCTGCGGTTTGCGCAGAACTACATAAGTTGGCTGAATATCTAGATTATCTTGGTGCATTTGTTTATATTGTTACTCTTCCTCTTACTATAGTTGGTCATGATGGAAAGGTAGGTCTTGATGACTTCCTAGTTAAAGAACAAGGTGCGAATGCCAAATTCATGCAACTATTAAAAACAGCTGAGCCATTAGGATTTGCACGCGCACTATTTGAGTTCGGCAATAAATACGCATATATTGATGACCCTGGAATTGTAGTTGATATAAAGACTGGACGAAAAATTTCTGTTGACGTGTTTAAAGGACATCTCGCTGCAACGTCACAATATATGAAAGGGACATTAACAAAAGATGGCAGCGTAAAATATCAACCAGTTAAAGCAGCAGCTGAATGGGTTAGTTGGCCACTCAGACAGGGTGCTGACCAAATGATTTACTCTCCCGGCAATGATAGATTCTTCGACAGAAAATTTAATACATGGACAGGTTGGGGAGTTGAACCAGCTGAAGGAGATATTTCTCCGTTCATCGAATTGCTTGACCATCTATTCACAGACGCTGAAGAAGGAGCCCGCAAATGGTTCGAGCAATGGTTAGCATATCCATTACAGAATCCTGGAGTTAAGATGTTTAGCTCAGCAGTAATTCATGGTGTTTTCCACGGGACTGGTAAATCACTATTGGGTTACACGATGGGAGAAATCTATGGCAAGAACTTTACTGAGATTGCTGGACAAGACCTACACGCGTCATTCAATGATTGGGCTGAAGGAAAACAGTTTATCATGGGCGATGATGTGACAGGTTCTGATAAACGAGCAGACGCAGACTTCTTGAAGAAACTTATCACTCAGAAAGAGTTACGCGTGAACGTCAAATATCTCCCGGCATATACGGTCAAAGACTGTATTAACTATTTCTTCACCGCGAACCATCCTGATTCATTCTTCTTAGAAGATAACGATAGACGGTTCTTCATTCATGAGGTAGTCGTAGGTCCATTAGGGAATGAATTTTATCAGCGTTATGATTCGTGGTTAAAAGAAGGTGGAGCGAGATACGTGTTCAACTACTTATTGAATTTAGATGTTTCAGACTTCAAACCATTCGCTCCAGCATTTGTGACACAAGCTAAAATGCGAATGATTGAGAACGTGAGAAGTGATTTAGGTTCATGGGTTCGCCAGTTGAAGACAAATGCAGACTTCATAATGGAGAACTCTCTCATCAAGTTTAATAAGGATTTACTGACCACGCAACAGATTCTGACTATGTACGACCCAGACAGGATGGGACGCGTGACTGCGAACGGCATGGGTCGCGAATTATCTAAAGCAGGATTTAGACAGGCCTATGATGGACGACAGATTAAATTAGCTGACGGCTCGTATAATCGCTATTATATCGTCCGCAATATCGACAAATGGATTCATGCAGGTCTCCAGGAAATTAAAGACCATTTAGAAGGAAATAATAAACCGGAGAAAAAAGTTCAAAAGAAATATTAAATAGTTGTTTACTACTGAAACAGTTGTGATAAAATATAACTGTTCTGGTAAAACAGAACGACCATAATTTTGGTAGTCCTTAGCTTCGACGGAGTCGCGACGTACTGTTCGCTCCGTCGCTTTTTAAACAAAATTCAATCGAGGTAAATTATTATGTCTATTTTGAAAGACCCTAAAGTAGTAGAGAAAATCGAAGCTGAACGCGCGAAAGCTGAATTGAAAGGCCGCAAAGAAGCTGAGAAAGAATTCAAAGCGAAAAACAAACAAGTAACTGAAGCAATTAAAGGTACAGCTGCTGGTGTTAAAGCCGCAATCACTGACAAAGCCGTTGCAAAAGAAGTTGCTGAACTTTTCAAAAAATTACTGGCAGATGTTAAAACCATCTAATTTAAAATCCGGTATTGATGTATAGAGACCCAGTCACAAGTTGATTGGGTTTTCTTTTTCCTGCAAAGTAAACTCTTTAAAGGTGAAATCCTAAAAAATTATACCTGCCCTAAAATTCAATTTTTCTGTTTCCAAAAGAATTCGCGTGGTCACCAGCAACTCCTTCAAGGCGATTTCGAATTTTCCATAACCGACAACCAAAATGCCTAATATGAAAACCGCCTGGCGCAAAGAATCCCGGTGGTCATATACACCCTTCCACGCCCGCCCGGCCGCCACGTACACACTCCCACGCACGTACACGCCTGCACGCTACGCACCTACGCACATCGCACCCAGGCGCGACGCCCATGGGAGTACGCACCCGTGCATTACGTGCCTGAGTGCCCATGTGGCCAGGCGCCCACGTTCTTTATCCGCACGAGAAAACTCGAAAAATTTTAAAAAAACTATTTACAAAATATTTTTAACTTGTTACTATTCTCAACGTCAAAACAAAACGACAAAACAAAAATGAATTTTAAAAATATATTTACAAAGTTTTTAAAATATGTTTTAATAAAACCAACTTAAACACACGGAGAAAAAATTATGTATTTAGTTTGTTTATCTACAGAAAATGATAAATATGAAATTGGTGAAGTCGAGTCACTAAGTGACTTGGGAACTTTGAACTTGGAAACGTGGGTGGAAAATTGGAAGGAAGAAAATCCGGACGAAGAAATTTACTCAATTGAAATTATTGAAGACGAAACAGACATGGGAACTAAAATGAAATTAAAAAGTAAAATCAAAGTGGGTTCCAGAGTTGTAACAGGGAACGCGATTAATTATGAAAATGAATTAGATGTCTTTGTTGTAACTGGAATCGAAAACGGAATCATTACAGGTTGGATGAGTAACGCGTTGTGTATCAAGGAAGGATTTGACCCGGAAGAAGGTTACCAAGTACAATGGGACCAAGAAACCTTGTTGGAATATGGACTTGACGAAGAAGAAGGTTCTTGTTGGATGATCACTGATGTACTAGACGACTAGGTAACTCGGGAACTCGGGAACTTGGAGTGTACTACTCGAATAGTACAGTAGTACACCCGCCAAGTACAAGGTACTCAGTAAAAACCACAATAAAATCAAGTACTTACCCCGCCTAGTACCAGGCGCCAGGTAAAAAGTAGCAAAATTTTACACAAACCCCACAGGAGGGACTATGACAATACTAGAACAATTGATTTCCGCATGGAATCAATTCGCAACAGAGAATTCATACACGGAAATCATTTACGAAAATGAATCATTCGAGGAGGTTGTAAAACAGGTTTGCGGTGAAAGTCTGACCGCGCAGGACGCTGTCAATTTAGTCAGAATGTATGATAACGGTTCGTATATCCCAGGTCACCGCTGGTGGTGGATTCAGTCAGACGGAAATCTTGGCGGATGTTTTAACGCCCGCACTCTACCGATTGACTTCACTGAACTCAATAAATGGTGTATCGAAAACGGTATGGATATGCCGTGGACAGAAGATGTGGAATTAGAATAATAGTATTCGCCCGCATTGGTGGGCGAATAAGATGTAAACAATGTGAGGATTAACAATTATGGAATTAGTAACTTTAGAATATACCCACAAATATGGTGACAAGAAAGAAGGTGTTGTCTTATACTTCAAAGATAAACAGTCAGCCGAAGAGTATAAGTTTAACCAGTTAGAAGGGGACCCTAATATCACCCTAGAAGATGACTGCATCGGGTATCAGTATTATACTGATAATGACTTCTGGGAAGAAATCAACAATCTGGTCATCGACCGCACGTGGGCGAGACTTAACCCGAATGTACCAGAGCGCGTGGTGGAGCGAGTGGTAGAGCCAACATTCTATAAGGTGAAATATGTCAATCATAATAACATGAACGTGTGTAAGTTGTTGCGTTCACAAGATGAAATGAAAGACTACATGGCGAAGGCACTAGATGCCGTGGTAGGTCCTGTATCAGTCGTTAAGATGAGTTTAGACCAATTAGTGGAGGAATACGAGAATGCGTAAGGTGAAAATGGAACATCGAACAGGGTATACAATCGAGCTATACGTCTCGCATCTAGGCAACGAAGCCGAGATATACGCGAATGGGAATCTGCAACATACCATCACAGGCGAAAACGTACTAGACCGCGCAATGCGCCAGTATGACAGAACAGTTGACTACCTAGATGCCTTGATGGAATTGCCTGAGTACAAGAAAGGACAAAAGAAGATTTAGGTTAACAAAGAGGCTAGGTGCCTGGCCTCTTGATTAAGTTAAATCAGACAGGAGAACAACTATGACAACTCGTAAAACAATCAAGTATGGTAAAGCATACAAATTCGTAGACCACGCGTCTGAGCGCAACCCGTTCATAGACCTTGAAGGCACGGAGCTATCAGATGAGACATTGGAGTTATATTCCGGGGAGCCTAATCACATGGGTTTCGGTGTTGAAGGGAACATTGTCAAGCGTCTTGGCTGGGCAATCCCGATTCTTGGACTTACGACATACGTCGTGAAGTTGGTGCACTATGGTTGGCAAGAGTATGTGTCGCCGAATAAAACATACTTGCGCCGTAAATTGGGCTCGCATAAGGTTATCAAAATTGTGGAGGTGAAATAATGAACAGTCTTCAAATGGTATTCTTTAAAGTGATGGTTGGAGACGTGATGTCTGCAGTGTTCGCAGACGAGAAACAGGCATTAGACCACGCGAAGAAGGTGAAGGGCGAAGTGCAACGCGCTCAGTCAATTAAGATTGCGAAAATTTTTAACCTGTGGTCATAAATACCTATTTACAAACAATGTAAAACAATGTAGAATGATTCCATCTTATCAACACACAGGAGAAAATAAAATGTTAAGATGTTTATATAACTTACACAATGTGCATCATCAAGTTTGGTTAGTGAATTTAGAAGAATTCAGTCATCAAAGTGAAATTGGAAATCAATTACATACATTGATGGAAGATTTATATAAGACTTGTGAAGTACATATCTTAACTCACCCGGCAAGTATTGAAGATGTGGAATCATTCAGAGAAAACTTTAATAATCTCATCAGAAAGAAAATCTCTACAGTAAGAGAATCAATTGAGAAGATGAAAGATAACACACTCGCATTAGAAATTCTTGATGGATTATCTAATGGAATTGAAGAAGAAATCAGTGCACTAGTGTAATAGTACAATGGTGCGAATCATAAATCAGTGCACTATCAAAGTAGTGCACTCTTAAAAGAAGGATTATCAAAATGAGTAAGAAATTAGGTGTAATTGCAGTGGTACGCAAATCAGAGGAAGGTCATCGCGTAGTATGTACGTTCGACAATATTAAAGACGCAAGTGACTGGATTGGTAATACATATAGAAGAGGAGAGTACTACATAACTCCTTGTAAGATGCGAATTTTATCAGACATCCATGAGTCGGTGAAGGATATTCAGTTCATGACAGTGATGTACGATAACCACTTCGGGGAAGGAACATTGGCACTACGTTGCACGCTTGACGAGATGTCGCCAGCCAGCTTATCGTGGATGAAGCTATGCGTGAAGTCAAACCATGTTCCTGTTGTGTATGAGTTCAATAAGCAGGGTGCATAAAATGAGTGAAAGTGTAATTGCAGTAGTTCATAAGTCAAAGAATGCAGGCCACCGCGTAGTGTGTACGTTCGACAACTACAAAGACGCGGGTGATTGGATTGATAAGCAATATGAAAACTGGGCACAGTATTATGCGACAAGTTGTCAGATGGAAATTGTTGCTAGTAAACCGAAGAAAGGTGCGCAGTTGATGACTATAATGTATGACGACATCTTCGGCGAAGGAACACTCGCGATGCGTTGCACAATAGATGAAGACGCAACAAAGACAAGACTATTGTGGATGTTGCAGTGCAAGAAAGCAGTTGATGTTCCTGTTGTGTATAAATTCAAGGAGTGTGACCTATGACAATATATTGCTTGCGAGTAGGTGCTGAGGTTCGCCTACGCAATGGAATGGTGGCGACAATAAAGGCAGTTGATGTTGTATCAGACCAGTTGTTTCCGATAGAAGGAATTGCAACCACACCAGATGGTTTCACACGTACAATGAGTTGGACAAACGCAGGTCATTATTACATCGACGGCATTGAAGATGGCAGAGATATTGAGGAGGTGGTGAGTGGTTAGTGTGTTGAAATCACTCGTGCTCACGGCGTTCATGATTATCTCGGTGCCGGTGAGAATACCAATCGCATTTTATTATATGACAGTCAAACTTATTGAGGAGAACAAAGATGTACGGATTCGGTGACTCAGCAACATGGGAAGGTCGTTCATACGAGCAAAGTCGTTATGAGGTCGCGTATGAGAAGACGGACGAAGAACAATGCGCCAAGCTCAAAGAGGCATTGAAAGACTTCCCAGATGAATTCATTGACTTGATTATTGAGTCAGACGCTTGGCATAATCACATTGAAGGGCTCGTCACAGAGCGAGAATAATGTATAGAAATCAAGCACTTATAAACTTGATGCGAGACCTGTGCCAAGACTGTTTAAACAGAGCGCACAGGCTTAAGACAGATGAGGCGCGTGCCTTCATGAAAAGAGTAGTGGCAGAGATGCGAGTCCTGTCGCAACTCAAGGTTGAGAAGACTGCCCGCATCGAGAGAATAACACACAACGAGCATGACTTCAGACGTCGTTATATAAAAGTTCTTCTCGACACTTTGGATTATTATCAAGGTCTCTATCGTGTGAAGTTTCAGAAACCGAGACCAGAAGCGAAGAGAGTTTATAGACAGTTCTGGCACATGCGCAATAAGATTAATATCTACGACAAATATAAGTCGGAAAATTTATAAATACCTATTTACATGCTGATTGATTAGTTATAAAATACATTCAGTCAGTTAAACATGAGGAAAAACATTATGGCTAATACAAGACAATTCAAAACACGTGACTCAGCAACAGCATTTATGCGTAAGCATGGGGTGACAAAAGAATATTACAACAACTTCCTAACGACTGATACTATTGGCGGCAAGCCAGTGTTCATCATAGATGTTGAAGATATGGAAACGTTCATTGACCTTAAGAAGTCTGATGAGAAACACGGGACCAACTGTGCTGACGGCAACTACAGCAAGGAAGATAAAGATGGTAACATCACGCAAGGTGAGTACCATAATGAAGATAAGAAACCTGCGAAGAAAACAGAACAACCGGAGAAGACTTCTGACTTGGGTAAAACTGAACTTGGAAAACGCTTGCGCGAGCGCGTTGAGAAAAACAAGAAACCAAAAATTGAAAAAGAGCCACGCAAGAAAGTTAAGGTAGACCCTGAAACACGTAAGCGGAATACAGGTGCTGCGAATGCGCCGGCTACAATAGGAATTCTTAAACAGTTCCCAGACTTACCTATTAAGTCAATCCGCGCGACGTGCAGATACTTAATCCTTGAGGGATTAGATGACAGCACTGTGTTCGGTGCCATGAAGGAAATTTTCGGTGAGGAATTATGTGTTGGCAAACAACACTACCCTCGAGTGTATCGCAACGAGCTTATTAAAGCTCAACAACTTAAAGAAAATGGTAGACCAAAGAAATAGGAGGATATCACCATGGCAAAAGTTTATCGAGTAACAGTGCAACCACAAGGTGAAGTATTACGATTCAAAATCGCGCGTACTCAAGCAGAGTCCAAAGAGTTTCGTAATGAACTCATGGCTGACTTCTCTTGTAAGAAATCAGACATCACAATTGAAGAGTTTGAGTTGCCAATCACTAAGAACGAGTTGGTGTCTGAGATTAACTCAATGCTTACTGAGACGTACGAGGCCGCCGTGCGCAACGCAATTGAGGATTAAGTCATGAAGTTATTGCTTAACACAATCACTGAGACGATGCTTCTAACTGAACGCGAAGCGCGCAAGAACATCAAAAAGAATTTTGAAAATGTTCCTCGCGCTGAGTGGAAAGAAATCATCGAAGACGTATATGGTCTGCAGTATGAGCGCACTATCGAGCGTGAAGTGCTGGAGGTTCTAGAGGAGGACCTAGATGGCAATGAACTTGAGTGATGCATTGAAATTGCTCGGCATCTATAGTGACTACTATAACAACAAGCCATCGTACAACGAGCTCAAACGCATGCGTCGTGACGACTTAATCAAACACCACCCAGACCGTGGTGGTGATACGGATAAGTTCACAGAGGTTTCGATGGCATGGGATAGAGTCATGCAGCATGAAGCTGATAAAGAGATGGCAAGATTAAATCAGTGCCCAGCTTGTGAAGGAACTGGCTGGGTTGAAGTGAAATCCGCATTCGGTATACAAAATGCCAAGTGCAAGAAATGCAAGGGAACAGGAAGAAATGAAAGAGCATCCGGTGGAAGACGCGGTCGGACATATTAAACAAGAAGGCACTTTACATCTCATGGCAGGTGTAATCAATTCATTCGCGTCGCGCGGTGTGCCTTCGTACTTTATTGTTGGTTTCCCGTTATTAGATGATGGTAAGATTAACTACATTGCAATGGCTGCCAAGTCTGGTCATAAGACGATGATAGTGGCTGTTCCCACACCAGGTACTGTTACTCCTACCGACTATGAGCCGAGTGAGTTCATGGAAATGTACAGAGAACAACACTTAAATTGGAAACCACAATGGGCCGGGCACATAGCAGAAATCACTGAGGGTTGTATATACAACGTGTTTGGTGAGGACCTTCTGCTTGACAGTATTCAAATGGTGCAGTCACCGACCGATGGAAAGGCCTGCTGCAGATTAGATTTTATACGAGGGATTATCGATGTCTAGACTATCAAGAGCAATCAAAGAAGAGATTGCAAAAGAAATATTAAAGAGCTTCAAATTGAAGACTCCTGGTGAATTCGCGGAGGAAATACGAGACATCGCAGTAAGAATGATGACTCAAGAAGAACGCGATATTCTTAAGAAGCTCAATGAGTATAAGATGACATACAGTCTCAGCCTACATGAGTTCAACTTATATAGTGAGTCGCGTTATTTATCAGGCTATCGATTAGTTATTCCGCATCGCATGGCTGCGTATGACTCAGAGTTCCGTAACGCGGTACGTGAGGTCTGTGACCAGGCAGATGAGGTACAGAAGGACAAGCAGAAGCTGATTGATATGGTCAATTCATGCGCGACTATCAAGAGTCTACGTAAGAATCTTCCGCAGTTCGTTGAGCAGATTGATGCTGTGCTCAGTCGCATGACAGCAGACGTGCCAGCAGTTACATTTGACACGTCGTTCCTTGATAAGTATAAGGAGATAAAATAATGAACGTTGAACAAAACCTTATAAAGGGAAGAGATATGTTTAGAGAAACACTTGATGCATTAGAAAGCAAAACCGTATCGGCATTAGTTAATCTATACGCTGAGGTGATTCGTAGTACATCAGACGAGATTGTTCTGACAGAGTTAGAGCGTTCGCCACGTTATATCAACGACTCAACTATCTCTCAGTACAATATCGCTGTGCAGTTTATTGGTAAAGACGGTGGCAAGTACTTTAAAAAGGCTCGACTCTCCGTTAAGTTCAGTAACGGTGACCCAGGAATTGTATTTGAGAAGGAGATATTCAAATGATACGATTCAAGCCAATGCTATCAGGCAAGGCAGACCTCGATAATATTAAGTTCCCGGTGTTCGCATCTCCTAAGCTCGATGGTGTGCGTGTGATAGTGTACGACAGTGTCGTGTACTCGCGCAACTTCAAGCGTATTCCTAACGATTATGTGCAGTCATTGTTCGGCCGTAAGGAATACAACTGGTTCGATGGTGAGCTAATCGTTGGAGACGTAACGTCTGACACGGTGTTCCAGTCAACGACGTCAGGTGTGATGACAGGTTCTGGCAAACCAGACGTAACGTTGCACGCATTTGACTTCATAAGCAGTGAGCATCACTTTGGATTGCGCCACAACGAGCTTAAGAAACGTGCACGCGGATTGAAGCACATTAAAGTGGTACCGCATATACTCATTAACAACATCGAAGAGCTTAACGCCTACGAGGAAGAGTGCGTGGCGCAAGGCTACGAGGGGATTATGATTCGTGACCCGAACGGTAAGTACAAGAACGGTCGCAGCACGACTAAGGAAGGTGGGCTTCTTAAAATCAAACGTTTCGAAGATGACGAAGCAGTTGTAATTGGATGCGAAGAGCTGATGACCAATAACAACGAACAAGAGCTCGACAACCTTGGCCACAAGGTACGAAGCTCCAAGAAAGAAGGAATGGTTCCGGCAGGCAAGCTCGGCGCATTGATTGTTAAGCATAAGACATTTGGTGAGTTCAAGATTGGTTCTGGATTTACTGAAGAGCAACGCGTGTCGCTGTGGAATGAAAAAGATTCACTCAACGGCAAGCTTGCGAAGTTCAAGTATCAGCCATCCGGTGTTAAAGACAAACCTAGATTCCCTGTGTTTCTAGGTTTTAGAAACAAAATTGATAAATAGGTATTTACAAGATGGTTTCGGCGTAGTATAATGCCAACCATCTTAAACAACAAAGAGGAAATCAAATTATGGCTGCAACTAAAAAACCAAAAGAATTCAAACTTCCTAAAACATTAGCCGCTTGTGCTGATAAATTATTTGAGACGCGTGAGAAACGTCTTGAGTTACAACGCCAAGCGAAAGAGTTAGAGGAACAAGAGTCTAAACTCAAGCAACATCTCATTGAGACGTTACCTGACCAAGATGCATCAGGTGTAGCTGGCAAGTTATGCCGCATCTCGCTTGTGAATAAAGAAGTTCCTTACGCGAAGGACTGGTCTGAAATTTACAAGCACATCAAAGCAACAGGACACTTCGACTTAATCGGCCGTCGTCTTAATGCTGCAGCAGTGGCTGAGCGTTGGGAGAACGGCGAGGAAATTCCAGGTGTCGAAACTTATACGACAACAAGCGTATCAATTAACAAACTATAATGGGTGATTATTATGGCAAAGAAACCAACTAAGAGCACAGCAGTAGCTAATTATGATGAGCAACTTGCGGCAATGATGCAGCAAGAAGTGGAGACAGAAAAGTCTGTCAGCACTGGTGGGAAGTTCATCTCAACGAAAGGTGGTCAGTTATCGTATGACGGTAACGCGATGGCGAACAACGAAATGTATGTAGTCATCCTCGACCACATCTTTGAAAACGCGTATTATGAAGGTCGCTTCGACCCTGAGAATCCGCAACCACCAACATGCTTCGCGTTCGGTCGCAACGAAAAAGACATGATTCCGCATGTGAACGTAACAGAAGCAGACCAAGCGCAATGCGATAACTGTGCAGACTGCCCGTTAAACCAATGGGGTTCTGAAGGTAAAGGTAAAGCGTGTAAGAACGTCCGCCGCCTTGCATTAATTCCTGCAGGTCATGTTGACCGTAAGACCGATGAGCTTGAGTTATACGATGAGAACCATTTCTTAACAGCTGAAGTTGCTTACTTGAAACTCCCGGTTACGTCAACAAAAGGTTTCTCAACATACGTGAAACAAGTAGCTCAAGCATACAACAAACCGACACTCGGTGTTATCACTCGCATTTTCACTACGCCCGACCCTAAAACTCAGTACAAGGTAAACTTCGAAGCGATTGATGAAGTACCACAAGAATTACTTGGTGCATTGATGCAACGTCGCTCAGCAGTAGTGGAAGAAATTGACTTCCCATACTCACTTGAACGTGAAGAGCGCGAAGCTCCACAACCTAAAGGTCGTGGCCGCCAAGCGCCAGGCACCGCTAAACGCGGCAAATACTAGGAGGTCGTATGGGTGATACAGAGATTCTAAAAAGTTGGGATAATCTGAACACCTACCTTCGAAACGCTTCGGTCTCAGATTGCGAGAGACTTCTCAAGTCTGAGGCCAATGGCAAAAACCGTTTATCGTTCCTTCGCCGCGTTCACTCGCGGCTTAATAAGGTTCGTGCTGACAATGAGCGAGAAAAGCTAGAAGCAGGAGGTTGGAATGGCGAGAGTGAGGGTTCCTAAACCAGTAACAATCGACTTTGAGACGCATAAGATTATGCCTCGTCCGCTCTATCCACCAATGCCGGTTGGTGTATCAATAAAATATCCCGGCAAGAAGGCTAAGTACTATGCCTTCGGACATTTAGAAGGGAACAATTGTACGTGGCCTGAAGCTGAGAAAGCCTTGCGCGAAGCGTACGACCACAGCGACGGTATCTTATTCCAAAATGGCAAGTTCGATTTGGACGTAGCGGAAACTCATTTTGGTATTAAGATTCCAGAGTGGAATAAGATTCACGATACAATGTTTCTTATCTACCTACATAATCCACACGCGAAAGAGTTAGGCTTAAAGCCGGCTGCTGAGGAATTATTAGGAATGCCGCCTGAAGAACAAGAAGAGGTTGGTGAATGGTTACTATCAGAACAACCGATACCTGGAGTTAGAATCAATCGAGGCAAACAAGGTGACAACTACTTCGGAGCGTATTACTCCTGGGCACCTGGCGACATCGTCGGACGATATGCAGACGGCGACACAATCCGCACAGAAAAACTTTTTACATTGCTGTATAAAGAGATACTTGACCGCGGTATGGGAGCAGCGTATGATAGAGAAAGAAAGCTCGCGCTTATCCTTCTCGAAATGGAGCGACAAGGTTTAGCAGTAGACCTTAAGAAATTACGCCATGACGTTGAGATGTACACTGATTGGATGGGTAAGATTGAGTCTTGGGTTATCAAGACATTGAAAGCACCTGCCGATTTAAACCTTAACTCAGGACAACAGTTAGTCGAGGCAATGATTGATGCTGGCAAGGTTGATGAGTCACTTATGCCACGCACAGCGACTGGTAAGATTGCAACGAACAAAGATGCATTGCTTGCTGGTGTGACTGATAAGAAATTGCTTGGTGTGTTAAACTACAGAGAACGATTGAAGACATGTCTTAACACGTTCATGAAACCTTGGCTTGAGACTGCTGAGCTATCTGGTGGTTTAATCTACACGATATGGAATCAGACAAGAACACCTGACTCTGTTGGCACGCGCACTGGTCGTTTGAGTTCTACTCCTAACTTCCAGAATATTCCTAAGGAATTCGCACCAATCTTTGACCACGAGAAGCCAGGCGCTAAGCTGCCTAAGTCTCCGTTCAAAGATATACCACCACTTCCTAAGGTGCGTTGTTATGTTATCCCGTTTGAAGGTGACGTCTTAATTGACCGAGACTTCTCACAGCAGGAAATCCGAATCCTCTCTCACTTCGACGGTGGTTCGATGATGCATGACTACCAAGCAGACCCATGGTTAGACTTCCACGACGTAGCGCGTGGCAAGCTTGCAGAGCAAGGATTATTCTATGAGCGCAAGCCGGTTAAGAATACAAACTTCGGACTGATTTATGGCATGGGAGTTGGTAAACTCGCGGAGAAAAATGGGACAACAGTTGATGAGGCGAAAGACCTCAAGGCTGCAATCCTGAAACTCTATCCTGGTCTGAAAGAAATGTACTCAGACATGCGACTCCGCATGCAACAGGATTTACCAATCAGAACGTGGGGAGGTCGTGAGTATTATTGTGAGCCAGCTAAGATGGTGAATGGCAGACTCATGACGTTCGACTACAAGATGGTGAACGTGCTCGTACAAGGTTCCGCTGCAGACTGCACTAAGGAATCTATTATCAGATACCATGCGGCCAAGCACAAAGACGCTAAGATTATTCTGAACGTACACGACCAGATAACTGTATCTGTTCCACCTAAATTAATGAAATCTGAAATGGAAGTACTTCGTAAAGCAATGGAATCCGTCGAGTTCGACGTGCAAATCCTGAGTGAAGGTTCAGTATCAGATACTAACTGGGGAGACCTAAAAGATTATGACAAAAAAGGCAAAATCATCTAAGAAAATATTCGTGCCAGCATTATTTGAATTACCATTCATGCAAATTGCATACGGACTATTCTCATGCCGCGCTGAGCTCGATGCAGTGTTAACGGCAAACGGCATTCCTGTGTATAAGTTCGACACTGATGAAATCACATACGCCGCAACGATGCGTGGTGCGTATGAAGTATCAGATGGGCTGGCTCGTCGATATGCGTTCATCTACGCTGAGGACATGTTGAATGACGACAACACTGATGACGCTCGGAAGCTAAGCTACTTGGCCCACGAGGCGCACCATGTTGTGCAGTTCATGTTCGAATGCATGGGAGAAACTCAGCCATCAGAAGAAGCATTCGCGTACACGCACGGCAATGTGTGTAACAACCTCTTTAACGAATACTTCCGTTGGAAGGAGTTTACCAATGGCTAAAATTACAAAAGAAAAATACCCAGGTCTTATCAAGGCATGGTCATTCAGTCGCCTGAGTGATTACCAGAAATGTCCTGCCATGGCGAAGTTCAAATACCTTGATAAGATTACAAACCCAGATGACCAGAAGTCTGAAGCATTGCAACGTGGTGCTCGCATCCACGAATTAGCTGAAGGTTATCTCAAAGGAACAATCACGCGACTACCTAAAGAGCTTAAGTCGTTCGAAGACGAGTTCAAGAAGTTGCGTAAGCAGTACAAGAAGAAAGTGTCTGGTATGACTGTTGAAGACCAGTGGGCGTTCACGCAAGACTGGCAAGAGACAGACTGGTTCGACATGGCTAACTGTTGGCTACGCATTAAGCTCGACTGCGCGCACCATGAAGACGATGAGACTCTTATCGTAACGGACTGGAAGACAGGTAAGTTCCGTGAGTCGATGAACGAACAATACGTACAGCAGCTCGAGTTATATGCTCTTGCATCATTCTTATTGTATGAGCACATTCAAGTTGTTAAACCTCGTCTGGTCTACATCGACCAGCAATTCGTATACCCTGAGCCTGACAGTGGTGAGTTGGTGTTCACGCGTGACCAGGTTCCTGCTCTCACTAAAAAGTGGGAGAAAGCAGTTAAGCCAATGCTGTCAGATAAAGTATTCCGTCCGCGCCCTGGCGACCATTGTCGCTGGTGCTTCTATAAGAAATCAAATGCCGCTAATGGAGGTGGCCAATGCAAATTCTAAACAACGTATTTAACGAAAGAACAATCAACATTATGATGGACATCGAAACAACTGGTGTTAGACCAGGTTGCCGTGTCTTATCAATTGGCCTTGCAGTGTTCTACATTGTAAATGGCAAAGGAACAATCGGCCACACAATGACAATCTACCCAAGCTTGACAGAACAGGCTGGCATCGATGACCCAAACACAATGGTGTGGTGGTCAACACAATCTCCTGAGGCCCGTAATGTTTTCGCGGATAACCACATCAATGGCGTGACGGTCAGCAAAGCATTTGAAGCATTCAAAGAGTTTATTCAGAATGCTGTTGACTGGCATAAGTCTTTGAATGACAGTGCTGAAAAAGTTAACGTGTGCATCTGGGGTAACGGAGCGACATTCGACAACTCAATCGTGCAGCACATGTTTGAGGCAAAAGGTTATCCTATTCCTTGGAACACATTTGGCGACCGTTGTTACCGCACAGCGTTCAACATGCTTGGTCGTCCGTCACTCCCACGCGAAGGGGTGCATCATAATGCTCTCGATGATGCAATATATCAAGCGCATTGCCTGATTGAAGCTGTCAAAAATGCGAGCGAGTAGAGAATCGACTATTGAGCGTAACGCGTGTAAGCGTGCGCTCATGGAATTAGGCATTCGCTCGTCTAAATTCGTAACACCAGGGGATGCCGGTTATCCAGACCGCATCTTCTGGATTCCAGGTGGGAAACCACTGTTCATTGAGTTCAAAGCACCTGGCGCTAAGCCGCGTCCTCTTCAAGTGTTCGTGCATGATATGCTCCGAGCGCTAGGCTACCAGGTGGAGGTATGTGATAATGAAGAAGATACAATTGAAATCGTCAAAGCCGCAGCGTTGGAAGCCGCACGATTATCAGAAAAAAGCCGTAAAGTTTCTAAGAAGTAGACAGGCAGGCGGGTTGTTCTTGGAACCTGGTCTTGGTAAGACATCGATTACACTCGAGGTCATTTCGCAGTATTTGAAAGACGGCCTAGCGAGCAAGGTCCTCATCATCGCCCCGCTACGCGTATGCTATAACGTATGGCCGAACGAAATTAAAGACTGGGCTAACTTCAACCATCTTCGCTGCTGCATCTTGCACGGCAAGGACAAAGATAAGCTGCTCGAGTCTGACGACTACGACATCTATCTCATTAATCCTGAAGGATTGAAATGGTTATTCGTGGCTGAGAAAGAAACCTCAAACTCTTTTGGTGGCAAACGCAAGCCTAAGATTGTGGTCGACCAACGCCGATGGAAAAGTTTCGGCTTCGATATGCTGGTCGTCGATGAGTTGTCTAAGTTCAAATCGTCTACATCAGACCGATTCAAAATGATTAAGCCACTAATCCCTACGTTTAAGTTCCGTTATGGATTAACAGGTTCTCCTGCCGCAAACGGTCTTATCAACTTATTCGGTCAGATGTACATCATCGACAATGGTCTTACTTTTGGTCAGTACATCACCCACTTCCGCAATGCATTCTTCGAATCAGACTATCTTGGCTTCACGTATACAATACGTCCTGGCGCTGAGCAGGAAATCTATGATGCAATCAAGCCATTTGTGCTCAGTATGAAGGCAACAGATTATCTTGACATGCCTGACTATATTGAATCGAATATCTACGTTGAGTTAGATGCTAAGGCGAGAAAGGTATACAATGCACTGGAAAACGACCTCATCACTAAACTCAACGACAACGTCGTGACAGCAGCTACAGCAGGAGCTGCATCAATCAAATGCAGACAGGTGGCGAATGGCGCGGTGTACGTTGACCAAGAGATTGAAGCACTTGTTAAGACTGCCGATAAGGAATGGGTGACAGTGCATGATGAGAAGATTGAAGCACTACAAGACCTCATCGAGGAATTGCAGGGACAACCATTGCTCGTCGCGTATGAGTTCGCTCACGACCTTGAGCGTCTGAAGAAGGCGCTAGGCAAAGACACTCCGCACATAGGGACCGGTGTTTCAATGAAGGAAACTCAGCGCATAGTTGACGACTTCAACAGAGGTAAGATTCCCGTGCTGCTAGGCCACCCTGCCTCCATGGGTCATGGGCTTAACATGCAGAACGTGTGCAACCACGTATGTTGGTTCAGTATCACGTGGGACTATGAGTTGTACGACCAGTTCGTGCGTCGTGTCTACCGCCAAGGTAACAGCAACGACAAAGTGTTCATCTACCGCATCGTTGCGAAGGACACGATTGACCATGCAATTGTAGGTATGCTATCGAATAAGACCGCAACTCAGAATGCTTTATTCAACGCGTTAGAGGCAATTAAAAAATCTAAGAAAAAATCATAAATACCTATTTACAAGTCAGAATATCTGGGGTATAATCGCTCCAGATATTCAAACAGAACAGGTGACAACATGACAAATACCTACCAAGACCGTCAACGCAGAACTTGTATCGTTGTTGACGCAGACGACCAGGATTATTACCTGGTTAAACTCGACACATCTTCAGGTCTCCGCGTTTTAACAATGCCAGTCGACCAATTCGAGGATAACTTCTCAGAGATTAAAGGTTATCCTATTCACAAATCAATCGAGCAGTATGCTGAGTTCGCGCGTTATTGCGGAGCGTCTCAAGAGGTTGTTGACAAGTTCAATAGCATCTTAGATGACGAGGAGAAGAAAGGCGTCGATGTATCTCTCACGCGTCTTAAACTCCAACAAGTCAAACTGCTTGATGGCAAAGTGGCTCAGACGAGAAGTACTGAGTCAGATGATACTCCTCCATGGGACACCAATGAGGAAGATGTTCAACCAACTAAGAAAGGTAAAACTAAAATGGCAAGACAACCTAAAGCGTCGCTCAAAGTACCAAGCAACTCGGCGACCACGAACACTGGTTCTATTAAGCAACCACGCCGCACTGCAGCGTCTGTGTTCAAAGATTTAATTCTCACTGGTCAATACAGTGATGATGAAATCTTCGCGACTGTGCAGAAAGAATTCGGACTCGACGACAGCAAGCGCAGTTATGTTGCGTACTATCGTCGTGAATTAAAAAACAAAGGCCTACTATAGGAGAAAAACTAAATGGCAAAAACTCGTGAAGTCAGCCGCGATGAGCGCGATTACGACACAACACAACTACACATGTCTGGTCATGGACGCTCGTTGCACCGTGACTACTCAGCACACTTCTTCCGCTGGTCATTCGCAAGACGTTTCATTACTACCAAAGATGATGTGTTGGAAGTTGGTTGTGGTGAAGAAAAACAGTTAGCAAAAATCTTGACAGGTGGCACTGTGCCATACGTCAAGAGTTATGTTGGTGTTGATTTGAATAAACTCAAACCATCGAATAACAAACGCTTAACATTCCATGGTGAATTCAATTTTGTTGAACGTTACAAAGAATTACTCAAAGAACGCGGCGGTGAAGGTTTCGATATTCTTGTGCACTTTGAAGTGATTGAGCATATCAACGTAGAGCTAGGCAAGAAATTCCTAAAAGCTGCGTATGAATCTCTAAAACCAGGTGGTATTATGCTGATGAGTACTCCGTGTTATGACGGCGTGCGCCATGCAGCAAACCATATCCATGAATACACAGTTCCTGAATTACAGGCTGCGACTGAGAAAGCGGGTTTTGAAATTGAAAAACGCTTCGGTACGTTCATGGACATCAAGCATATTGGTAAAGTAGCACCTGACTTTGACCCATCATTACAAGATGCTGTGAAGAAATTACGCACAGCACTCAGTGAGTACTACGACAATGACGCGTTATCATGCTTCTTTGCTCCGTTGTATTGTGACCACGCGCGCAACAACTTATGGGTATGTCGTAAACCTTTAGACGGTAAGAAGAAAGGTAAGAAATAATGAGCATGATTAGGTTCCACAGATTAGATAATGGCAATGCATTCTTCATTGAGCATAGTCAAATCGAATCTATCGCGTTCATTACAGACGATGACGGTGATAAAGGTATCGCCGTCATGGTCGGTGGTCGGTATTTCAAAGTTCGCGAAGACTTAGATTATCTACTAAAAGAATTGCGCTTGGCGGCTATGCCAAGTTGGTTAAGAAAATTTTATAGATGGTTAAGCAAATGATTAAATTTCTCAAGCTAACGCTCGCACATAACGAGCAACCCATCTATGTCAACGTTGCAAGCATCGAGTCATTTCGTGCGCACGTGACTGACGATAAGGAAGATGGTTCATATTTGTCAACAACAACAATGCGTGGTGATGATGCACCAATCATTGTTAAAGAGACGTGTGACCGCATTTACCACATGTTATACTGGGAGGAAATCGGTGATGATGGAAAGAGTGAATAAACAATACGCGGCATACATGATGTCGCTACGCGAAGCATGCGAGCAAGAAGCAGCTGAAGGAAACCCACTACGCGCTGAGCAGTACGCAGCTTATGGTGATATGCCACAAGATTTAATGGAAAAACTTGTCAATGGTATCGTAGACAAGATGAGCAATTACTCAGATGTCCGCGCATTCCAGACCAAATTCGGTCAACTGGTTGGTGACCACCCGCGTCATCTAACCCGTCGTAAACTTAATGAGCGCATTGCTCAGATGCAAGAAGAACTAGATGAATTCACAAATGCAGTAGACAATGATGACATTGCAGAACAAGCTGATGCATTAGTTGATTTAGTGTACTTCGCGCTAGGCACCGCGGCTCACATGGGTTTACCATGGCAAGCACTGTGGGACGACGTGCAGCGTGCTAACATGAGCAAGGTGCCAGGCGTTAAACCTGAGCGTGGTTTCCTTGTTGACTGTATCAAGCCTGAGGGTTGGGAAGGTCCTAAGACTATGGACATTCTATTAAACCACGGGTATATTCCGCCATCAAGCGATGACGATTACGTAGACGATGAAATCCATAAGGAGAAAAAAGATGCTTAATGCAGTACCTTCACAATGCACTATCACTATCTTTGAAGGACCAGATGGTGCTGGTAAATCAACCGCCGCAGAAGAATACGCGAAACGCACTGGTGCATTGTATGTCCACTTCGACGCATTATATGACGTAAAGAATATCCATAAGTATTTCATGGAAGCCATGGCTCCAGCTCTTATGGGCTATCGTTCAGTTGTACTAGACCGTTGCTGGCACTCAGGTCCAATCTACGACCTTGTGTTCCGCAACCTTGAAGAGCACGAGCAACGTCAGACTCAAGAAATCTGTACACTACTAGACCGCGCGGCGTCATTCTGTCGTGGCATCTATGTGCGTTGCCGCCCTGATGTTGATGTGTGCATCAGCAACTGGAAGTCTCGCTTAGGTGATGAGTTAGTTAAATCAGAGCAGAAGATGCGAGCTATCCATGAATTGTATGGTGATAACGACCGCAACATTATGCTTCCGATTGTAGAGTACGATTACACAGAAGAGCCTACAGCCGCGTATAAGGACTCAATTGATTGGTTACGTAATAAGATTAAGGAAGAACGCACAGATGTATATAATATGCGTCAACCACGCGTATACGTTGTTGTGTCATCGTCAATGGAAAAGACCGATGTCGATACAATGCTCGATGTCCCTGGTGTTCGCTTCCATCCTAATTCGAATGAGTTTAAGCTGGCTCAGGACTTAGGACCTTACTCTGTGTTTGATGACGACCCTGTTCCTGAAGAACTGGTAACATATTTACCAGTGAACAGTAACTTCAAACACTTCTTCAAAACATTCGGTAAGCATGCACCTCGTCAATATCTCGTTGCGATTGGCGAAAAAGCAAATGAAGCAGTGCACGCGTTCGTTAACAGTATCACTCCTGACGATGCAGTCCACATGCCTAATATTGACGTTGCATTCTTGTTAGACACTCTCGCAGATTCTGTGATGCGCGGCAAACGTAACATGCCACCTATGTCAGACATGATTACAAGTAAGTGGTATGACTTGGCGAAGAACACCGGCGAGAGTCAGAATAAGCGCTGTGGAGATACACAACGCAAGACTGTTACATTAACAGCTGACGAAGTTGATGGCCTATCAGCTGATGAATTTGTCAAATATGTAGTAGGTAAATTAAATGGTTAATTTAATTCACAGTGCGAACTTTGAATGGCTTTCTGAACTGTCTTGGGTGCTCAATAAAGGTAACAGCGTTGCGCCACGCGGCCAAGTAACTAAGGAAGCATTACAACAGACATCCATAGTCAGCATGCGCAGACCTGTTGTGACATTAGAAGAGCGCAAGCTTAGCACCAAGTTTCTAGGAGGCGAAGCGTACTGGATTCTATCTGGTGACAACCGAGTAGAAACAATTGCACCGTACAACAAGAACATCGTCAATTACAGTGACGACGGTCAAACGTTCTTTGGTGCATACGGTCCTCGTATTATGTCTCAGTTAGACTACGTCGTTGATAAGTTGAAGAGCGATGCAGATACTCGCCAGGCTGTCTTGACAATCTGGCGCGAGAATCCTCCTGCAACTAAAGACGTGCCTTGCACAGTCGCGGTGCACTTCATGATTCGTGACCACAAGCTAAACTGCCACGTATATATGCGCAGCAACGACTTATGGTTAGGTTTCCCGTATGATGTATTCAACTTCTCTATGCTGTCGCATCTTGTGTGTTGCCGGTTGAACGCGTTCGTAGTAGAAAACGGTGGCGTGATTATCGAGCCGGGTATGTTGTATCACACTGCATCGTCGCGTCATGTCTATGAGCAACACTTCGAGCAGGCTGAGCAGTTAATCAATAAGTATAACCTTTCTGCAATGACGATGGAGGAACTGAAGTCACTAGAGACAGCTGAGACTCCAACCGATATGTATCTCAGTGAGGTTCATCTGATGCACGTGCTAGATTCACTTCGCAAAGACGGTAAGTCTAGCGAATATAAATGGTGGTAGTATGAGATTAAGCAGAGACCAATGGGCGATTGAATTAGTGAGAGTCACTGCACAACGCGCGACGTGTAAGCGACGTGCTGTTGGGTGCGTCCTGACTAATGCACGAGGCCACGTGTTATCAACTGGTTATAATGGTGTAGCCGCAGGGCTGCCACATTGCAATGAGGAAGTACGAGGCACTTTCCCTCATGCATGCAAAGGAGCCGGGCTGCCAAGCGGCACGGGGCTTGACTGTTGTCAGGCAATCCATGCTGAGCAGAACGCATTGCTGCAATGCCGCGATGTATATGACATTGATACCGCGTATGTCTCTGCTTCTCCTTGTATGACATGCGCAAAGCTTTTAATGAACACGTCGTGCAAGCGCGTGGTGTTCATTGAAGAATATCCTGGTTCAGAAGACGTCAAAGAGATGTGGACTAAATCAGGAAGAACATGGGAGCAATACTATGTGGAATGATGTAGCTGGAGGCATAATCTTCTTTGTAGGAGTTGTGCTAATTATTATAATGATAGAGTTCTGATAGGAGGAACTATGGAAGAAGTAGAATTAGGATTCCCAAGTCCAACGTTGGGTGAACGTCTTATTGGTGTTCAATATGATTCAGAAGATAATTCAGAAGTGGCCGGCATTAAGCGTTACTTCGCTAAGATTATCGACGGTCTTGAGCACGAGCGCGTGATGTCGAATACTGCTGGGACACTCAACAGTGTTAAAGATGACATCATTAAAGAAGCCATGATGCGCGTTGCCGATGCGCAGATGTGGGTTGTTAAAGCTCATACACACGGGAAATAAATTATGGGATTCTCATTCGGTCAAGCTATCAAAGAGCTTAAAGCTGGTGCTAAGGTAACTCGCGAAGGTTGGAATGGCAAGGGTATGTACTTGCTATTAATCAAAGGTGGTGTTGTTACCGAGGCGATTGATGAGTACTACGGCAAGGGTTGGGGAGAGAAGCCAACGCAAGTACAGGACGCAATCTACATGTACACGGCGCAAGGCAGCTTAGTTCCTTGGCTTGCTAGCCAGTCAGATGTATTATCAGATGACTGGACGCTTTATAAATAACTTCGTGAGCACAGTGTCTGGACTAATTCTGTTCTTAATGTTCGCATGGTTGATTGCGTGGCTTATTTCGGTAGGCTTAACCGTGTTCGTTACGGCAGTTGCCAAGGCATTGTTTTGATAATAAGAAGCCCAGCTTAGTGCTGGGCTTAATTATTTACGCTTCATTAGTACTGAGCTTGCCGTCGCTCTGTAGTAATGGAAGGTCATAGCGTTCTAATGCTGGCCATGAACGTGTGCCATCTGCATGTGATGGCCATACGTACGCGATGACTCTTGTACGACTGAAAGGCTTAATATTCACTGCATCCCCTTGGTTTCCGCCTAACACCATGAGATTTCCTAACTTGTCCTTTCCAACAACGAATCCGACGTGGCCACCGCCTGCTCTATCGAACACCGCGAGGCATCCATAAGCTGGGCTTGTCAATACGGTTCCTGCATCTGCCCAAGACTTCGCACGATACCAAGCGCTTGGCACGAAGCGCTCGGCGGCTCTGATGCAGTGCCCAACGAACGTACCACACCAAGGCGTCTCGTCGTCTCGCCACCATGCTTTGAGTTCCACCAACCAATTGATGATTGTAGGATTATGTTGTTTTCCAGGTAATTCCTTCAGGTTTAAATATTTTCTTGCCTCAGCAACCCAAGGCAACTCAGTTTGTTTTGTCATTCTGTTTTTCTCCCGAGATGACTTTTATTAATCTTACCAATAATGTGTCAGGTATTACGTCGCCTCCCCACGCAGCTACTCCAACAATCGCCACTTGCAACCAGTTATCAACTTCATAAGATTCAGTGATTGCAAACGCAATGATTCCCACAACAGCCCCGAGAAAGCAGCGGCCCAGGATAACAGCAGTTAAACTACTGTTACCATCTGGGTTACGCTGCCCTTTTATTGCCGACCAAGATGCGCTTACTAATACCGCAAAAATGATATTGATGACTAGGTCAATTCCAGCAGGGCTCATTAGGTTCTCAGCCAATGTCGACTGCTGAGCATTAGCCATTGTAGCAATGAAGAACAAATAAGCCACTACTATGAAATTGAACTTTTTCATCTTAACCTCTTCTCTTGTACCGAGCCTTTTCTAATTTCTTGGAATTATCGATGTACCAATCCACCATTAAAACATAGATGAATATCACAGAGTGCACCACGTGCAAGAACACAATTCCTGTTGGCGTAGACCCTTTAGAAAATACCAGGTCTGCCGCGAAGAACAGGTTACACGCCGCGACTAGTGTTAGAAAGATAGGTCTGACAGAGTCTGCCCGTACACACGCACGATGTAGTCGATAGCCTTTTGAGCTAGCTAACTCAATCATGTGGAATACTGCGTCGACTAACAGCCAGGCGCCTCCTGTAATTACACCTAATGACATGATGATTTGGGTTCCATCAAGGCCTCCTACGTTATATTGGCTATGCATGCCAACAATTGCTACAGCAATGGTTAACACCGCAATGATAGCGCGTTGTGATGGCCAATGATATTTACTGTAGTTAGTGAGAACCATAATTCCTCCTAGCAACCACAAGGGTCTACTTCCTTGAGCTTCTCTTGACACTTGAACTCAGCGTCGCAGACGGTTTCCTCAATACCCATCTTAGTCGCTTCCCATTTAATGCAAGTGCCTGGTGGTAGAGCCATTGGCTCTGTGCCACCCTGCGCTCGTTCGATTTTGATTTCGTTACCGAACGTCGTTGCCTTCACAATCTCTGTGCCAGTGCCGTCTGACATAACAAGGTAGGTGTGACCACCACCGAGCTTAGTCGCCAGGCTCTGAGCATCAGCGATTGGGAGCAACCCAGCATCTTTGCTGAGTCGTTCCTGCAATTTCGTTTTGTAACCGTTGAGCCATACGTAACTCATACTAACAACCCTCGCATTCAGATGAATCAAAATAATCTGATGAGTGTCCTGACATCGTACATGTGCACGTGTCGAGATGGACAGCCACACAGATTGGCTTACAGCCTGGAGCTCTGATGATACCTTGATAACGACCGCCTGGCGAACGGTGCAACGTGTCGTCCCAGCGGAACGTCACCTCGGACTCAGATACTTCCAATGCTGGGTAAGTCATGATGGCAGAACCACCACCCTTACGCTTCAATTCAATCGTGACGTCGTCTGGTTTAACGTCGATACCACAATTGAGTTGAATTTTGAAGGTGGTCTTCATGGCCACCTGACTTCCTTTACGGATAAAAACTGGTCTCATTATTTACCTCTCTTAGTGTTTAGACCTTCCATCTTACGCCACTCGTGCAAGTACTTAGCTTGAACCTGCTCAGTGCGCTTAGCGAAATTATTCACCTGTTTCTGATACGCGTCATCAGGCATTCCTTTCGCGTGGCGCTTAGTGACCTTGGCTTTTTGCTGATTGATGACACGCAGCTCGCGGTCTGCGCGCTCGAACCAGTTAATCTGTTTGCGTTTCTCAGGAGTTAACCAACCGCCTAGCTGGCCACGCTCTTTGCGAGAATCATACTCGTTCTTGAGTTTCTGCGCTTTGTCAAACGCCTCATAGTAACGTTGCTGGATAGCGTACTCGTTACCAGGTCCATATAGTGAGTTAACGAACGGAACGTATTCCTCTTTACCGAGACGCGCACGGTTAGGGTTCTCAATCGCAATCTTAGTGATGTCACGTAAAGGACCCAACATGCCTGAGTAACCGTCCCATAAGGCTTTGACCTGCTCTGCGTGCATGTCGACACCTGTCACGCGTTGGATTGCGATAGCGAATTCCTTCCACTCAGGAGCCGTAGTAGACTTAGCCTGCTCGGCTCTTAGCTTACCCTTGTCAACGTATTGTGGAGTTAGTTTAGCACCGAACGGGGTTCTGTCTAATATCAGCTGCATGACAGGTTGCAGGATTGACGGAGTTGCTGTCATTGCAATCTTAGCACCAGGATTCTCATCGACTGGAATATCAGCAGGTGCTACTGGAACCACAACCTTAGACCAGTGAGCTGCCATGTTGGCTGCAGCACTAGACCAATCAATGTCACCATGAGCCGCGCGCGACGTGTTCGTTGCCATATTCCACATCAGCTGCGGTAGACCGAAACCAACTGGAATCTTGAAGTACTTGCCAGGGTCCATAGGATTAGGAATTGGAATATAACGCGTGATGTCACCCATCTGGTCGACACGATTCCCTGCCTCGTTGTCGTCTTGGCCTGACACTGCACGAATCACCTCATACATACCCAGCATGGTCGCATAGTACGTGGCTGCCATGATAGCACCTTTCTTAGTGCTTAGCTGCTTAGCTAAGTTGACGAAACCTGTCGCTGTTGGTTGCGCGAACATGAACAACGCTTTGATAGGTCTCATATATAAACCTGTCTTACGGAAGTTCATTGTATCGAGTGTCACTGCGGCAGCATCACGTTTAGACACACCAGCTTCTAACAGTGACTCATACGCAGCGAGTGGCGGAACCAAGTCAAACGCACGGTTATATGCCTCAGTGAAATGCACGACACCGTCAATCGTTTGCTTATCCCAGCGACCTTCTCGTTTGATTCGCTTAATTAGGTCTTTCTCAGTACGTGATAGGAATGAACCCATTGTACTGATACCACCAGCTTCCATGAGGTCTTGCAGGTTCTGCGAGCGTTGTGTCTTACCATCAGGTGTTCTCCAGAACACTGTATCTCTGAACGCCATTGGGTCTGACATCTTAACGAGCATGCGGTTCGCAACTGCATCCATATCCACCTTATTGCCGTCCGCGTCATACACTGTACGAGTACGTAACACGGTGCTTCGTTCCCAGGCGTCTCGCGCGAAGTTGATTGGTGCGAATGCTGGGTAGAACTGTGTTACAGCTCTTGCGAATAAGCGCGTTGGTGTTTCAACAGCTTTGAGAATCCATGGTGTATTCTCACGTTGGTTGTGCATCAGCGCATCCATCGCTTTCTTAGGAAGCGCGTACGCGTAATTGTCACCGTTCTCAGAAATCATGAGCACTGGGTCTGATGTACGTTGCATTGTTACCTTAGAACGTTTGATTCCCATTGTGCTCTCAAGCTCTGCAGCTGCTTCTGCTTCAGTCATGCCTTGTGCAAGCAAGTCATTATAACGTGACTTGTAAATATCACGAATACCATTTTTGAACTTACTATATCCGAAGTAACCAATCGACCGAGCCACTGAGCGCCAGGTTGCATCGATACCATCTTCTGCCATCGAGTCCTTACGACCTTTCGCTTGTTTCTGACCACGTTGGTTCACTGACTGACCGCCAGTGTTGATGACATCGTCGAACTCTGCATCGGCTCGAGGGTCACCAGTGAGCGGCACATAGTAAGGATTTGCCTTATACTCATTATACGCTTGCTGCCCAATGCGACCTGACGCGAGGTCTAGGTCTAGTCGTGCTGCCTGCATATCATAGATGTGTTGTGCCGCTTCTTCAATGTCCGCTTTAGGAACTAAGTTCTCAAGGCCTTGCATTACTGCTTGAGCTTTCGCGTTGTTGTAACCACCGGCCACACCTACTTCAAAGCCCTTGGCTGCAGGGTCTGGATTGAACGCATCAGCCTGGCGCTTAGCGAGTTGGCGTCTTGCCTTCATCATCTTGTCATAGTTCGCTTGCGTAGGATTCTGACTGTACTCATTCGACGCTGCCTGATACGCATCACGGTCCTGACGGATGAAGTCTTGGTTCTTGATGAGAGCGTAACGTGCTGACATCCAGAAACCGACCGTGCGCTTAGCATCGATGTATTCCATGTTATTTGCCTTAGCAATGTCATGGATTTTCTTGAACAGTGGCGCCATGTACTTGTACTCGAACTCAGAAGACTTATTAGCGCGAGCTCCGTCTGCTAAGTATAAATCTCCGATAAGAGTCTGTGTTGTATTGTTATCAAGACCTAGGCTCTCAATGTATTCTTTCATAGGAATGAGGTCATCAGAAATGCGGCGTTCAATTGCACGTCCGAATTTCTTCATCATCTCTCCCCATGTCTTAGCACCAGTTCCAAAGACACCACCATCAGGAACAACTGATTTACCAGTGCGCGCGAAGTCGAGTACGTCTTGGTTATTAGATGAAGTGTTACGCAGGAATAAATCTGATTCTGAATCATCATCTAAGTCATGACCAGTTTCTTCTTTATACTTACGGCGATTCTCTTCTAAGCGTGCTTTGTACTCAGCATCTACTTCAGCGTCCCCTACGAATTTGCTCGCGCCGAGCTCGTTCAATAGAAGATTATACTGAGCGTTCTTGTCAGTGCGTCCGATACCTTCGGCCTCATACATCTCAGCGACTGAGTTATAGCCTTTGCCACGAGCAATGTCTGCCATGATTTCAGTGTCTACGTTAAACACATCGCGTTGGTTAAGTGTACCAAGTGAATCTACGTATGCGCGGACCTGCGCGTCTGTCACTGGTTTGTTTCCGTTCATGATGTCCAAGACTGCTTTGAACGCTCGGCGCATTGCATCATACGCCTTGATGATGATGTTGTTTGCCTTACGTTTTAACTCAACAGGAATGTCGTTAACATCTACATCATAACGGTCTGCGAATACATCCCAGTTTCCACTGCGCACTGATGCGTTCATGTCAACGATGATTTCCTCTACGTATAGGTAAGGTTTACTTGCGTAGTGCGCAGAGTCTTCATTTATTTCCTGGTAAGCCTTGCTGATTTTCGATTCAAGCAATTTGCTAATGAACGGATTAGAACGTAGGCGCTCGGTCAAATTGATGTAATTCTCAAGGCCGATTGTATTACGTAACACATGGCTTTGCTTGTGACCTAACTCGTGGATAATGTTACTCGCTAATGTCGCGATGTCATGCTCGAGCGAACGGATGTGGACCTGACTATTACTTGGGTCATACCACGCGGCGTTGTCTACGTCTTTGTTGAAACCAGGAGCTCTCAAATAGATACGCTTACGAGCATCTGGTGATAACCCCATGCGGTTCGCAATGTTATCAACCAATCTATTTTGCACGTCATACCAACGTTTCTGACTTTCAGGATTGAGGAGTATTGCCCAGCCACCAGTGTTTGGTAGGTCTGATAAATCAGCCTTGCCATTCTCGATGTCCGTCATAATCTTCTCTACTTTAACAATCTGCTTGTCGTAGTATTTACCGATTACTTTCTCAACTAACTTCGCTCTCCAACCTTGCGTACGCGGCTTGAACTTATTCACGCTGTAAGATACGTCTTTCTGTACGCGACCAGCCTTACTCACAGATAGGTTGGTTCCCATCGTTGTGCCTGTCTTAGAAGGAACATACGAGATGTTACCGTTGTCTTCGAATGCGACACCATCATAACCTTGTTCGCCTGCCCACTTAGCAAGCGCCAAGCGCTTAGCGCGAGGAAGATTACTACCTAACCACGGGTAAACGTTGTCTGCTCGAATGTATGCACCATGCACTCGACCGTCGATTTGTGATGCTAAGCGCTGAGCACTTTGCACGTCGGTTGTGAATTCAGGGGCATTGCTTGTCGTAGCGAGTTTACCATCAGCGTTAACGACCATTGGTTCTGATGAGAACTTTTTAGAGCCGATAGGAGCTGTGGTTGCCATGACAACTAGCTCATCATCTGCAGGGAAATGTCTAGCTACAGCTTTCTTATATGCATCGACCTTGCCTGGTTCATTGAACACGACGTCAGTGTCACCTGCGAATATGTCAGGAATTCCTGCTTCAACCACTTCGTCGATGTTCTCATTTAGATTCTCAGCGAAGTTCTCATTGACGTTGAACCCGTGGTCACGGACTTTCCAATAGTCACTATCAAAGTCCATGTTGCTTTCAAGCTCTGAGTGCTTAGCGCCAAGCTCTGTTAACTGTTTTGATACTGTCTGAGTAGGCTCAGGTGCAGGTGCAGGTGCAGGTGCTGGTTCAGGAGTAGTTTCTGCCACTGGTTCAGGTGCTGGTTCAGGAGTAGGCTCAGGCGTAGGCTCTGGTTCTGGTGCAGGCTCAGGTGCAGGTGCTGGTTCAGGAGTAGTTTCTGCCACTGGTTCAGGCGTTGGTTCAGGTGCTGGCGTCGGTTCAACCACCGGCTCAGGTGCTGGCTCAGGTTTCACTGCCATGCGTTCAAGCTGCTTAGCAACCCAGGTTGCTTTCTTCTCAGGCTTGCGCTCACGTTTAGAATTGTTGCCTTCTAACTCGGATTTCTTGCCGATGAAGTTTCCGTCTGCGTCATAGTCATCAGCCGTACGTTCTTTCAACATACTAACTAATAATCTGTACTCATTGCCATTTAATTCTTTACGAGCAATTTCTTCTAACTCCGCCGGAGCGTACTTATTAAGATTTGCATACGCGAGATTCTCAACCTTCTCACGGTTTACGTATGTTACTTTGACAGCTTCTTTTGGTTTCACTTCTTCTGTTTTGGCAGTAGCTATCTCTTCAACCGGATGCGACGCTGTCTCTGGTTCTAATACTACGTTATTCACTCCATCGTAGTCCGCGTCGTTAATCGCTTCGAATTTCTTACTGCCTCGGATATGCTTGACGCGTACACGGTCTAATGAAGATGAGCGAGGAACCTTGCTGTCTGCTGTTGATTCCTGGTCATTGATGTCGTAGTAGTTATCATTCGTCGACTTCTGACGCGATACTTTCTTAGTCATGCGGCGTCCATCTGGTTTCGATAGGTTAGTCTCACCTGGCTCAACAGCCGCTTGGTCGCCTGGTTCATAGAGCGTGTCTTGGTTAGCAGCGACGATGTCATCGTCACCAATGCGTGTGTCGATAGGAGGTTTCAATCCTTCAGGAACTACCTCACCAGGTTGCGCTACAGCATCACCCGGTTCTGGTTGCACCGTGTTCTCCATACCTAGAACGTCTCGTACGAATCTTCCGTACGGAGTATCGGTTTCGGTATCGAGTATTCCGTACTTCGCGTCAGTCTCAAAGTCCTCAATGAAGCGCTTTCTATCTGCCTCAGGGATTTTGCTTGCTGCTTTGCTCAAAGCCTCGGTGCTGTACGTCACAGAACCTGTATCAACTACAGTTTTTGTTTGCTCAGCTTGATTTAATACAGCGTCAACAGGAGATGAAGTCTCTGTAGTCTCAGTAGTCGTCTCACCGTTTCTGTTAGTTGCTGCATGTAATGCAGAACCAGCTCCTGCAGATATACCAGAACCTATTACACCACCGATGACAGCTGACTCTGCGACACCTTGATTTAAGTCGCGGCGTGTGTCGACCGTATCTTTCACAGCACTATTGGATAAACGTTGCTGCCATGCCTCTGTGCCTGCTTCAACTAAACCTTCACGCAATGCATTATTAAGCACACCGCGCTCAGGTGAATATGCTAACTGTCCAAGCGCTCGGGTGACAATATTCTTACCGGCACCGCCAGCAGGAATAAAGCTCGCAGCAGCACCTAATGCAGTTGAACCAAGGAATTCTCCCCAGTTATCTGTTAAGGACGTTGCGACTGTGCGCTTAGCTTCGTCCGGGCTCATACCATTATTGATGAGTGCCTGATACATTGGGCTGTATTGTTTTAGTTCCTGGTCGGTTAGCTGCATCGTTGTTGTGTAGATGTCATCACGCACAGCACCGCCTGATTGCAATGCACCAGCACCTAATGATGCGGCTAATATAGGAACCCCTACAGAAGCACCAGCACCTGTTGCAGAAGCTGCTGTACCTGCAACGACACCGACTGTTGAAGGAGCAATGTTACCAAGTAACTCAGCTGTTGCGTCTAATGGTCGCTCTTTAAGGTTCTCTGTGATTTGCCATGGGTTATCACCGATTGATGCTCTGAACGCATAGGCGTTATCGGCACGAACACGGTCTGCCTTAGCAGCATCGGACAAAGCCGCTCGGTGCTCGGCAGCTGCGGCTCTATTATCGTCACCGTACTCAGGGTCGAAGAATGATTGCAACTGAGCGGCCCCTGTTTCCCAACCAGCAGCTAGTGAGTTACCAACGTCTTTGAGACCTTGCCAGAATCCGGTCGACTCTTGGTCTTCATAACCCATTACTGTCTGATACATATCACGCAGTGCCTGTGCGTCTTTAATCTGACCGCGCACCTGTCCAATTGCATCAACAGCCACTGCGTGCTGATAAGCTGCGCGAGTGGCTGCGTCGAAACCTTGTGCCTCTGCATAGTCATGGGCGCGTTGCCCGATGACTTTCAACTCGTTTATTAGAGCGTTGTTCTCAGCCGCTGTTGCCTCTGCAGGAGCGAATGCGAATGCTGCGGCTGGATTAACTATTTTATTATGCGACATCGAAGACTCCTCTCAATGCGTCGTTTATTTCCGGTTCAAAAAGCTCTTCACTGCTGCCGTCACTAAACGCATTAGCAATTGCCTGCTCATACACAGCAGGAATATCAGTAAAGGGCGTTTGTTGAACACCCGCAACCTGGTCAACACTAACTGGCTGAGTCATTTGCGCCTGATAAGCTTGTTGCGCTTGAGCTTGTCGCTCAGCTTCCATGAACAAGGCTGCTTGGCTTTCTTGGTATCTCGGGTCTGACATAACTTGCTCAGCTGGGTTCTCATAGTTCAACGCATAACCTTGTTGAGCACCATCATCTGATGAATCACCGTCTTCATATACCGCAGGTTTCCCTGTAGCTGACGCGATGATTTTGTTCATCTTATTCCAACCATGCTTTGGTTGTGAGTATTTAGCAGGAGCTGAAGGAAAGCTTGCCCAGATGTTACCTGCTTTTTCTACCATGCCCTGATAGTTGCCTTCAAGTGCTAGCTCAAGAGCTGACTTGCCGCCATTACCACGCGCTTGGTCTAACAATGCGAGTGCACCAATATCCTGGCTACGCGGCGAGAAGTCTTTTAGGCCGAGCTTTTCTTGCAAATCGTTCCACGTTCCTTTCAAGAACTGATAACGACCAGCAGCACCTGATGAATTAGTCTTACCGTCTTTCTGTTTGAATTTACGTTGGATATTCGGATGACGACTGAAGTCATCGAATGTACCACCACCGAACGTCGTGTTATAATCTGCATTTTCAGATGCCGCGATAATATCCAAGGCACGACGTGCCATTGGGTTATCTAATAATTTCTCGTACTTACTAACGGATGCCATAACCGCCTCCGATTGAAGGTGACCAGTACATTGTGTTTCCCACAGGTGCTGGCACTACAGGCGCTGGTGCAATCACCGGTCGCGCTGTGCGCGGTTGACCGAACGCAGCACCCACCTTCTCAGTATTGTCTTTGATTGTAGCTTCAGGAGCATCAGCAACAAACGCAGACGTAATTGAACCTGGCTCTAATCCGTATGCTTGTTCTGTATAAGCACCCAATGAAGCTAACTGTCTCAACGATTGTTCATCACCTGATGACGCTGCCTGGATTAAGCCATTATCTGTTGCAAATTTCTGGAAGCTTTCTAATGCCTTAATCTTAGCATTAATCTGGGCAGATACTGCTTTACCCTCAGCTCCTGCCTTAGCAACTTCCATATTCCACTGATGTTTCTGTTCATTCAGTTTAGTGTTGTAGTCGAACTGCGACGCGGCGCGGTGGTCGAAATCCTCGCGGCCTATTAAGTTGGCACCAACCTTACTTGCGTTGCCAGTACCAGATAGAATCATTCCAATCTCAGCTGGTGAGTATGTGCCGAATGTTCTAACGCCGTCAGTCACGCGATAACGCCCATCAGATGTTGGCTCAACAGCAAAGCCGCGTTGCATCACGCCGTACACCTGCTGGCTGTCTAGTGAATGCTCAGGGTTCAGGAACGCCTCACGAGCTGCTGTGTTCAAAGCGCCTTGCTGCGCGGTCTGATACAAATTAGCTCTGGCGTAAGGGTCTGCTGTAACGTTGAACGCTGACAATGCTGCTTCTTCAACAGGTCTGAAAGTACCATCAGCATTCTGCATATACAGAGTTTGTGTGCGCACGGCCTCGTCGCCACCAAGTAGCTTACGACGACCAATCTCTGCTTCCGTTGCTTTATAGTGGTTGAGAGCATTTGTCGCTGCTATCTTACCATTCTGTGTGTCTGCGTCTGCCCACACACCTAATAGGTTTTTCTCATATTGCAGTTGACTATTCAGTGGCACGAAGGCATTTGCACCGACCAAGAATGGGTCTTGCTTAAACGCTTGTGCACCACGAGAGATGTTACCTACTGCATCTTGAAATCCTGCCATAATTTACCTACCATGTTCCTACTGTTTGCATACCGACTTGTAATGGAGCGTTAGCACCATAGAAGCCTGCCATTGTACCTTGGTTCCAAGCGTTACCAAAGTTTGATAAATTACCGAACGCAGATGCCCAACCAGAATAAGGGTTGACCTGCTGTCCAGCGATACTTGAGAGTGAGCTCGCACCTTGTAAAGCTGATGCAGCAACTCCTCTGAATACGTTCGCCCAGTCGAGAACTTCTTTGCGTTGTTTATCTTCAATACGTTCTTTGCGAGCTTCCTCATATCTGAATGCAGCGTTAATTGAAGACACTCGAGCTTTCGCTTCAGCAGCTCTTAACATACGGCGTCCTGCTCGTGTTGAACCAACACAGTGTGCTGCTTGTTCTCGTTCTAACTTGTCGCGTTGACGTGAGAACTCACGAGCGGAATCGATTACGGCTCTATCTCGAACTGTGTCGTAGTCTGCCACGTACCCGGCGTCAGCGTCGGCCTTCGCCTTAGCAATCATCGCAGCTTCAATAGGAGCCGCTGTGCCGTACCAATGGTTGAACATCTTGTCTGATTTGTCTTTGATGTTCTCCCACGTTTCGTCAAGTCTATCTTGAACGCGGTCAGCGACTTCTTTTTGAAGACCAGCGATATAGAACGCACCAGCCTGTTGTACTGTCGCGATGAGTAAGTTTGTCTTCGCAATCACCTTCATTGCGTTGAAGTACTTACACGCATATTGCATGTGAGCTTCTGCACGAGCGATTGCAGACATATCAGTGATTTTTGAGTTGCTGCCTTGAGTCTTTACCTTGAGCTCATCACATGGCTCGACTGTGTAATCACCTGATAAGAACGCTTGAGCAGCACCTGCGGCCATTGTTGCAATCGCTGCAACTGCTCCTGTAGTATTTCCACCTGCCATCTAGAAACCTCCGATGATTCCGACCTCTTGGTCATTATAGTGGTTTTCATAAAGAAGTGCTAACTGCTCTAATGCGTCCTCGAATTGTTTGATTAGCTCTTCCACGTAAAGGTTCTGCTGCGTAGGATTATAAGGATTGTACAATGACTTGTACTTGTTGAATAGTGCACTTTTCTGTGCATCCTTACTTTCTAAACCCCACTTAGTTTCCTCTATATAATTTTCATAGGGATTGGCCATACTATGACAATGCTCCTATAACTACATCACGATATTCTTCTAAGCCTTTTGATGCACTGACCTTAAGAAAGTCGTACGCTAGAGGTGGCTTAATTAGTAATGGATTCTTAGCAATGTGAGTCAATATAGCTTCTGTTATTATACCATCTTCTGACCGATTTACGAACACCATTATTTGATTAAGCTGGTCATTTCCTGACCAGGCTCTGAAGAAATGCGTTATGTCCTCAACCATATAAAGGTTCTCACCTTCTAATACATTGCCTATAAACGTAAGCAGATTTATTGCAGTCTGTTGTGCATCTGCCTGGTTGTTTATCTTAAGTACTTCGTACGCCATTACTGGCCTCCTAATTCATTGACTGACGTTGCAATGTGGTATTCTGTCACTTCGCCTTTACCTGATATTGATACATCAAAATTGATTGTACTATATCCAGCGCGTAGGCGTCTTGGCTTGTTGTCGAATGTCATGTGGTCACCTACAACAATGTGTTCATCTACCATCTCATCTCGCTGGCGTTTGAGCAGACGATGCACAACGTGGAACTCAGTATAGTCACCCACAATCTTATACGCAGTGAATGCCGTGTAACCGGGTGCGATGTATGGTTTGCTCTTCCACTGGAACTCACGCCATTCAAGACCTTCATCGAACTCGTAGATACCATCTTCGAATGCGAACATGAGTCTGTCCTGATTGGTGCGGTATACTGCCGTTGGTTTGTCTGATAATTCGACCAGCGTTGATGACTCAAACTGCTCATGCACGTTGTCTGGAACTTTAAATCGGAATGACATTACATCAGTGAACCCATAATAATAGCCATCATGCACAGCACCTTTCAAAGTCCATGGAGCTATTGCGAGCCAATCATCTCTTGAGAAATATTGTGCTGTTATCACAGTGGACGCGTTACCCTGTAACATAACTATGCCATCATTCGTCGCGTAGAAACAAGAGCCGTTGTATGCAGCAGCCGAATCATAACTAATAATCGGGTGAGTCTCACTTAGCTGAGTTATCTTACGACAACCTTGGGATGTACAAGGGCTTTCTATTTCGATGACTGCAGGGACTGAATCAGTTAGAATATAACCGGTTGTCTCTGTTGGTATGAATCTCAAAGGCTTCCCTGTGAATCTTCCATAACGATAGGCTTCTGGCCACGCGTGAGGTTTGAATGGTTCACTCAACCAGAGCTCGCAACCAACTATCGCTGCCAACTGACCATTGTTACAGTACACCAGGTTCTTCGCGTTGTCAGGTAGATTGTCGTATTCCTCTGTCATACACTCATCACCATAACCAGTTCTTGCTTTGTGCAGGAACGTACCGGTGCCGAATGGAACCTCACCCACCTCTAAGAAAACAGGTTCTTGTTCTCTGCCGTCGAAGTCTACCATGGTCACTGCGCAGTATATTCTCACTGAGTCTATCTTGTAGCCATCAGGTGCAGTAGTCAGAATGTTTGATACAACAACGTCACCACCATTATGACACTCGACCAAGTTACTTACCTCAGACGGTAGAGATTCCTGGCACGCTGTTCCTTCTCCGAGACACGTGACAAGAGTATAGAAGTATTCTCTGACCTCGCGAGCCATATCGAAGTGTGCACCGGTCTGATGTGGCTTAGGAACAAAATTCAGTGCTTGGGCTGTGGGTGTAGTTGTCTCAGGAAATCCTAGTCTCACCCACTCATTGTTACAAGCTTTAGATTTGAGGTTCTGCACTGGGTGCGGTCCTAATCCTGTCGCCACGACTATTGAGCATTCGTCTTCAATAATATCAACAGACGCCTTACAATTATCAGACGTGATATAACAGCAGTTGTCGACGAATATATATTTGCCAGTTTTGTCAGACACCTTCTTATTTGTTCTAAACGGCTTCAATGTGCCATTAGATAAGTCGACGTCAAGAATCTTTGTTGCTGAGTTCTCTGGTAGATTCCGCACATGGAGGCGCGGAACCAATCCTGAGAATCTCGTCAATTTGAGTTCTGCCATAATTAACCACCACAGTTACAATCAGGTGGACACTTATCAGCTAATTCAACCATGACGCGCTCTGTGATTCTCTCTGTCGGTCTATGATTGACAGCAGCAGCCAGTCCTGTAGATTTCTCTCTTTTCTTACCACAACACTTGTCAAGCATTTTGCAATCTTCTTTACCGCAGCATTTACATGTCATATCTTTCTCCAGTATTTTGATGGGTGCTCTGATTGTGGACCTGTTCTGAAATCACGCGCCACGTCAATCTTAATTGAGCTTATTCCCTGGTTGAACTTTTTGTCATACATAAGAGCTAATGTGGAATCGGCGAAGTCATACTTGGTCATCATTAGTATACTTGCTAGTGCACCGTGGACTAATACGTCGTGGTGTCTATCGTATAACAACTTGTCAATCTCACATGTGTCCTGAGTAGGAGCTGCATAATACACAACCTCAAGTGTTCCGCCATCTACCTTAGGTGGTTCATCAAGAACAATCTTATCAGGCGGGAAATATCTGAATCCATCACATATACGTAATGGCTCAAAACATTTCTTGCGCTTACAGCAGCCATCACGTAGCTCAATAGATTTCACGTTGATAATCTGCTCTGAGCCTTGCTCAAGATAATAATCAGTCACACCTGCCTGAAGTGTAATCCTAATTGTGCGTTCGAGAAGTCTTGACTCGCGCGCTATAGTGTACGCTGCCTGTCTGATGAATTCAATGGCTATTGAGTCAGGAACCCCCTCGGCTACCAGCGTGACTCGTGGTAGAATCTCAGCAATGTCGATGAACTCGACGTCTCTCTCATCGTTTCTAATACAACAAAAGTCCGCTGGTGCGGACTCGTTCTTGCATTTAGGTCTGATACTTTGGCCACATCCGCAACCCATAATTTCCTACCTTACTTGTTTAATTGTTTTTCAACTGCGCTGACGTAGCCTAAATTTTCAAGGAACGTCCGGCGTCTTGCCTCTGATATTGCACGACTTGTCTGACTTTCATGTTCAGTTCCAAGCGCACGGTATACCACATAGTCGATAATGCTCGAGTATTTCTGAGACACATACCATGGAAGGTCTGCCTCAAGGTCGAACGTTATTTCGCAAGGTCTAATTGCGCATGTCAAACGTGCCCAAGCGTCGACTCCAGGTTTTAGAGGAGGGTGCACTTCGAATTTGTTCTCACTGTTAGGAAGAAGATTAAACGAAGTTGGCTTGTCAGTAGCAGAACCAGTGCAGCAGTTCTTCTTGCCGAATGCGGCAGCTGCTGCTGTATTCGTCTCTCTTAATTCAGACAACGTATTGCCATGCGCGTCTGTCAAAGCATCTACTGATAGAATCTTATCACAGCAGCAAGGCTGTTGTAGTTCACCCTCAGTCAATTTAACGACCATTGTTTTTGCGAATAACGATGGGACTAGTTGGAATAATTCTTCTAATGATTCGTTAATGTAATCAGTCAGAATCTCGTCTTCGAATCTATCCTTGTCGCGGTCGTTTATGTCGATTCGGATTCTCGCAAGTATGTCCTTTAATTTCATAATCGTTACTCGTTGTCTAATTCGATTTCGCCGCCAGTTGCTTGGCCACGTTTACCTTTTGCCGATGTAACAACTGGTTCGCCATTCGCATCGACTTCATGGATGTAATCTGATTTCGCATTTGAGCGTAATAATTTTGCAGTCACTGGGTCCGTTACATCGAACTCAATACCATTCACATGCGACGCAAAAACTGAATTCGTCTTTTCCATTTTCATAATCCTTCTAATAAAGGCCCACGGTTAGGTGGGCCATAAAGTTATTATACGTTGTAGCCGTACACTTCGAATACACGCGAGAATAAGTATTCACCGTGCTCGCTTAGACCTTCAGCTGGAAGTGAAGTGATTTCTAATTCAATCGCATTCACTTTATCAGTGTAGAATCCGCCAACGGTGTTAGCATAAACAACGGTTGTGCGTTGTAATGCTTTTTCGTCAACAGTCACTGGGTCTGCTAATGTAGCTTCTTCAGGAGCTGCTTGAGCTGCCTTAATGCCGCGGCAGACTTCGTCGTACTCAGATTTGTAGACGAAAACTTTCTCAGCATTTTGTGCACCGCTTAATTCAACAGCAGGCTGGATTTTGAAGCCAAGACCCGCTACTACTTCGCGGGCATCAACTTGTACTGCGGTTACGCGTGAGTGGTTAGGGTTTAAGAAGATACGCAATTTGTCGCCAACTTGTAAATCTTCTGGACGTTTACCATAACGTAAGCTTAAACGGTTCAACAAAGTTTTGAAGTCGACTTTGTCACGGTAGTTATAAGCACCGTCAACACGGTTATCAGGTTGGGCTACATACGGAAGGTTTGTATCTGGGTCGTGGTCTGCGCAGTTGCCAGACGGACAACCACAGCTTGCACCTAATTGTGCGCGCATTGTGTTGGTGTTTTTGCCACCAGCATATAAGTTATAAATAGCCATGAGTCACGCTCCTTAGTCTAATACTACTGCAAGAACTGCAACGCTGCGACCTGAAAGAACCGCAGTGTCGAATGTATAGTTACCGATTAAGTAAATATCGTTCAACACAGTGTCCCATTCTAAGTAGCGTAAGTCAGATGGACTCGCAATATGCTCTGGGTTTGCAATGATTACATACTCAACTGTACGGCCGTTTGGTAATTTACGACGCGGCATGTACAAGCTTGAGTACACTTCGAAACCGAATACAGGGTGAAGAATACCTGAGATATTCGGGTTGTTGTCTGGGCAACATAAGTTAGCACCAGTCGCAGCTTGCTCAGAACGTAAGCGAGTGTAGAAACCAGGAGAAGCAACAACACGTAATTGTGATGTGCCACACATGATGCCAGCTTCCATTAATGCTAACTCAGCGCGCTCTAATGCAGCAGTTGCGGAGATTTTACCTTGGCCTTTACCAATCAATAACGGATTAGTAACAGAACCTAAGTCGATGTTGTGTGACTGTAAACCAGCTTTGTTACCTTGGTTGTATGACGCAGCCTGCGACACAATCATACGGAAGCCGTAGCCTTCTGATAAGTTACGTAATGCTAAACCTAACATTTTCTCGTAGCCATCTTGGACTTTCTTCCAGTTGTCAGCGATTGATAATGCTTCCGCACGAGAGAATTTTTTCTTGATGTCAATATCTTGGCAGATAGTGATCTCACCAGAACGGAATGGATTATCAGGTTCCCAGGTTTCACCGTTGAATTGGTTACCAGTGAACTGACCAACTTCAATACCTTCTAAGATTGTGTAGTGCGCAACAGGTGCACGGTCTAAACCTAAGCTTTCGATAGTGTAAGCCGGGTTAGAAATTTTAGCAAGGGTTGAACAGTTAATTGCTTCAGAAATTACGATGTCTGTTACGTGGTCCGGGATATATAGACCTTCAACACCTTGATAATCTGCAGCCTTATTTTTAAATGCATAAGACATGTGTTATACCTCAAAATTTTTAGTTTGCTTCTTCGTGTCCAGCCAAGTACTCACGCAATCCTTTTGTATCACCACGAACTTTAAACTGATTGAGTTTAATGTGGAACTCTTCTGAAGAAACTTTCTTCTTACCGTTTCCACTTGGTCGCGAGTACATCGGAGTCGTATTACGAGGAGGGACTGTTGGATTAGCAGCTGGTTCTTCAGGCGCCTGATTCTTTGATGCTTTATACTCACTAATGAGGTTCGCGATGAATCCGATGCGAGACACATCACGCTTCGCTCCAATATCGTCCATTACAGATAGAGCCGTGTTGCCGAACCAGTCGGTCTTACTGCTCGCGAATCGGATGAAGTCCTCATCAGCTCGTAAAATGTGAGCTTCAGGAATCTGTGTTCTGACAGAACTAGACCACTCTTTTTCAAGTGTCTTAGTTGTGATGTCCTGGAATCGCTTATCGATTTCTGCTGTGACGTCAACTGGTGGGGTAGCCGGTCGAGCCTTAGCAATAATCTTCGTTAATAAGTCGGTTGCGTCATCTCCAAAAGTATCAGAAAGTTGTCTCTTCTCTTCTTCAGATAGAAAGTTTTCTTGCTCTTTTTGTTGATACACTGCAAGACGCTTGCTTGCTTCTTCTAATTGTTGCTGAGCAAGTCGTGCGCGTTCCTCTGCTTCCTTCGCTCGGTTCTGCGCGGTTAATGCTTCAACAGCAATACGATTTCGCTCTTCGCGCTCTGCACGAAGTTCTTCTTGCGTCTTAGTTAAACGACCTTTCCAGGCTGCAGCATCATTAGCTTCCTTGTTTGGGTCAACTGGTGGTTCAAAACCAGGTTCATCAGGTTGAGGTACAGTGGCTGGCGGGTTCTGGTCTTGAGGCTCTTCTGCTGCACGACGTGCTGCTTCGATGCGGTCACGTCTGAACTGTGGTACACTTGAATTTGACATGTTAAATTTTCCTTAGTGGTTTCTATGAATTGCACTAGTATCTACGCACACTCTCTTTATGAGGTGCCTGTTTCTTATCTTCAAATATTAGCTTAGCTAATGTGGCGATTGCGTTCGCGGTCATTATGTCGGCGTTTCTTACCGACTCATCTGACTCGAATCTTTGTTCACCAAGAAGATAGTGGTAATGAGAATAAAGAAATTCTTCTAATGCCGCTGATACCTGGTTATCCTTCGATAACAACGAGCGAAGTTTTTCTAATTCCGGTCTAGCATCACGTGGGTTCGCTATGCGCTCCCATAATGGTGCTCTTGTATTAGCAACGCGTGCATCCACTTTTAGCCGCCTTATGCGCTTGGGCTACTGTGCCTGCAACGCTATTCATAATAGAACGTACGCGACTGGTTGAATCTTGTACGCGTCCAGTATGCACCTCTTTCGCGCGAGCGAATTCTGGGCTAGGTCCACCCATTGTTTTTTGACGCATGATAACTCCTAACAAGTTTTACGTTTAACAAAATCGTCATAAGCCTCAACCACCGCTTGGTCACCACTTTCAGACTCATACAAGAACATGTAATGACCTGCGTCGTCAATGATGGCTGTTGGTGATTGGTCTGTCAAAACTACTTGAACACCGCAGCGAACGTATGGCAGTTGCCCGATAACAACGACATCACCAGGTGGCTGCGGGCCGACACAGCAATCTTCAGATTTTGACCACGAGTCAGACCCAGTATTACCGAGTCTGACCATCATAACTTTCACTTTATCACCTGGTGCTATGCTCCAGGCGACTAAGCGTTTAGGGGTGTTCAATACGTCAACCACTTGGCTCGTCGTGTTTGCTTGATTTAGCTGGAACACATTACCGTTGAAGTTGCTGGCTCGTACACTCTGGGCTTCCTTGGTTTTTGGCTCAGCTTCAATTACTGAACGAACTGTTACGATTGACATATTGACCACCTTATTTCTGTTTAATCTGACGAACGATTAAACCGATAACACCGAGACCTGTGATGAACCACGGCTTCCATTGTTCAGGTAACAAGTTAGCAATTGGTTCCACTGTTTCGTTCAGAACCGGAGTGACAACAACACCTGCTAACACCCAGTTAGACCATGAACGGATTGCGTCTTTAAATTTGAAAAACTGCATTTAATACCTCACTATTAAGCGTTGTTGAAGATGTCCCAGTTTGTTGAGAAACCGAAACTTGTACGTGTCTGAACGTTCACTTCAGACAGACCACAGATATTTGACGGTTTGAGAACTTGTTTCTCATTACCGGACACATAATCATAAACAGGGTACTTATTGCTCTGACGTTGTGCCTCAATCATATCAAATACCCACACTGCTGGTGTTCTGTCAGAGATAAGGAAGTTGTGCACGTTATCTGCCAAGTTCATCAGCTTATTACTACGCAGACGAACGATACTAGCAGAACCTAAAGGAATTTCAACCTTAGGTAGTCGAACAATACAACCTTCGAATGATAGCTCTTCGTGGTAGAAACCAGCTCCTACTACACCACCAGCGCGATAGCGCTCATACGAAACATCTACACCGTGGTGGGCGACTTTTAATGTGCCGTTCGTGTTGATACCAGAATACACAATACCTAGATTAGGGTCGTTGTAATCTGTGTAATAAAGTCTAGGACGATTTAGGTCCCGCGCATACATCGGATTGTAAATGATACCTTCTTCCGCAACAGTACGTTCATCCGGGTATTTAGCGTCGCCATACCAAGAGAATAAGATTGTTGTTAATGCTTGCGGCAACCAAACTCGTATAGGCGGGAATTCATGGTCCTCACCACATTTCAAGAAGATATTATATCCACCATTGAGACCTACTTCAGCGATACGATTCAATGCGGCGTGGACTGTACGAAGAGGTTTATCACGTGTACCGGTATTGGCATCATTACCAGACACAGATGACACATATAAATTTGCATCTTCTGGTCGAGCTTGATAACCGAAATACAATCCGTCATCTAATTTCTTAAGCTGGTTTCCGCCTAAGTTAGATAACTTAACTGTCAATGCCTGGTCGTTACCATTGCCGACGATGGTACGTTGGTCAGCCACTACACCACTGAAGTTCGCTAACTTACCAGTAACAGACGTGCCGTCACTGTAGTAGTAAGTTACTGTGCCATCGTTTTGGTTAGTGTCAATGCGAGTGATGTAACGACCTGTGCCACCAGCTCGCGCGATTGCGTCCGCGATAATCTTACGGATTTCGTCATCAGACAAACCTTGCTTACGTAATGCTTCGATAGCTTCTGCAAGACCTTTATCACCTGCCTGCTGAGCTTCTTTAGCAGCTTGTAAACGAGCTTCAAGTTCCTTAATCTTGTTGTAGTTACCTTCAGCTTTTGCTGCGGCTAATGCAACTTCAATGTCTTTAAGGTCATTGAGCTTGCCGTTGAGCTCACGAATACGAGCTTCTAAGTCGTTACCTAAACGGTCATACTTGTTCTTAAGAGCTTCCTCAAGTTTCTCAACTTGTGGCTCTAAGTCTTTAACGTATACACCTTTCTTATCAACCTTGATGGCGTTATCTTTTTCGTCTGACGTGTTAAGACCTAATGGGCTTTTCTCATCAATGCCGCCACCTTTGAGTGTTTCATCATGAACAATCTCACGTCTCTCGAGGTTCTCGATACGCGTATCTTGCTCTTGTTGCTCTTTATTGTACTTAGTACAATCTACAAAACCTGCCATAAGGCCTCCTGTTTGTTACTTGTAAAGTATTGTATAGAATTGAGCAGACTATGTACATAGCCTGCTTTCAAATTATTTGATAACAATATCAACTAATGGATTATACACTGAATCTGTCGCTGTTGCTGTACTTGATACAGTAACAGTTGTGATTCGGGTTACACCATCTAAGCCGTCATCAACGCGGGAGTCGATGTTAATCGCACCACGTACCGTCGGAAGAGCAACACCATTGATAGTGAACGTTGTAGCTTCTCCTGCTGGAATCTCAATACGTAGTTTCTCAGTGAGTTCGATTTCTGAATCTGTCAAGTAGTTAAAGTACTCTTGAGATTGCCAGAAGTCAACATCCATTAGACCAGGACCAACTGGCTTATAAGATGTTGCATCTTGTGTGCCTAATAAGTAGATGTTCTTATTGTGTTGCTCACCAACAGGATTAACAAGCACATTAAGCTCATCATAAGGGTGATACTTGTTATCGTTATTGCCGCGAGCGATAGTCGATAATTGAACCCACTTAACGTACTTAGAATCAGCGTCAGTCACTAATGTACGTTCTGCCCGTTTCTTAGTATTGGTCACTGTACGCTTGGACGCACTGACTGACCATACCTGATATTTACAGTTGGCACCGCCTGGTCTACCAACGATTACTGCTTGTTTTGCATCACCAGTAAATGTTAAGTTACCAGACGCATTATCAAACGTGTAGTCACTAGTATTTCCGAAATACGTAGCTGCGAAATCGTCATTCGCCTGACCACGCAATGTGATAGGATGCACTTCATAAGTCTCTGCACTATCAGTTGATGTTAACTGTTTAATGACACCGGCTGCATCACGAGCATTGTCCAGTTCACTGTTGTTTGCATACACCGCCAAACTTGAGATACCTTTCAAGTTAATAGTAACGCCGTTAAGTGTAGATGCCTCAGTGATAATATTATAGTCAGTGATGTCATATTCACTAGGGAACACACCTGATGAAACTTGTCGAGAACCATATAAACGTTGGCCATTATAAGTTGCTTCTACTAATGGGCACTCTTCAGTGTAAGCACCTTCAGATTCACCAGTCACAACTTTTGCTTTACGCGGAAGAGCAATTGATGCAGTGTTATTTGAAGACACTGTATCTCCAGCTAATGTCGCTGTTGCAGTTGCGAAGGTAGGTTCTTCATGTCGTACCTTGAACGTGAAGCTCTCGTTAGAGTTTGCCGCCACATTAAGAGTGCGTTCTGCTGCAGTATCGATGGTGCCACCAGCACCGATTGTTACCACAACACCTTGCGCTTCTTCAGCCATTGTGTTAGTAACAACAACTTTCACAGTTGACTCAGTTGTATCACCATTAAGTGTTGAACCAGTGAGCTCAAGCGTAACACCCACATCTTTGAATAATGGAGCTTTATACTTGGCTTTGTACACTTTACCTTCAGCGTCTACAGCAACAATTGTCGAATCATCAGTGAATTGTTTTTCTTCGAGAGATGCTGGGTCAAAACCTTCACCACCTCCAATGACTTCGAGTTTACCTTCTTCGTTATATTTGATAGTGGTTCCATCAACATAATCTGCAAGGTCTACGTCGTATTGTGTTCCAGCTTCATTTGCCTTGAAGCCGCGTCCCATGTTCTCAGGGATTACAATAGGTTTCTTAATCATTTAATAATTCCTTATAGATGGTCTAATGGAATAATAGGTGGATTGTAAGGTCTCAAATTAACTGTACCTTTTCCGTTGTATTCAACAACTTCTAACGCCGAATCATCGAACATAATCTGACTAACAATTCCATCTTTCTCGTACACATAATTCATGTCGTACAGTTTTGCTGGAACAGTCACATAAGTCTCACCAGCTGGTATAGTGGCCTGATATGTATCATTGAATAGTTCAACGCCATTATTAGTCTTAGCATGAACTACTAAGCGAAGTGCTAACGGAGCATCAACAGGTTCTTCTACCATAAACACGACATTTCCAGCGTAGCTAAACGGATTGAAACCATCGATTGTATTCATATAATCAAGATTACTTGTTCCACTGGAGCTTCTTGCACTCGCATAGATTGCTTTCTTAACAGCTGGGTCATCAGAAGGTTCACCAGGAGAAGGTTTCTCTTCTTTCTCTTCTTTCTCGCATGTCTCAGCAAAGACATAGCCAACTTCAATCTTACCGAAAGCATCAGTCAGTAAAACACCAGGGCATTTTTGTGCCTGTACTTTTACTTCTGAGCCATCTTCCTTAGTGATTACTAAAGCGCCATCAGTGACTGTTGCGTCCTTAAGTTTTGAGCTTCCGACACCGTCTTCACCTTTATCGCCTTTTGGTCCTTTTAATGACTCTAAAAAGTCACTAACAGAACCTGCGTTGCCGTTGTCTAACCAAATTTGGTAAGCTGATTTGCCGTCAACACCGTCAACACCATCTTCACCAGGTTTTCCAGGGACACCAGGAGCTCCTGTTTCGCCTTTAGGACCTGCTTCGCCAGTGTCACCTTTAGGACCTTGTGGGCCTGCTTCGCCAGTATCACCTTTAGGACCTTGCGGACCTGTGTCACCTTTAGGACCTGCTTCACCAGTATCGCCTTTGTCGCCTTTCGCTGCAGCGGCTCCGTCTAAGCCTTTAGGACCTTGCGGACCAGTGTCACCTTTAGGACCTTGTGGACCAGTGTCGCCTTTATCGCCCTTATCACCTTTAGGACCAGGTTGCGGGTCTGCACCTTGACCAAGAATCTCCGGGTTAACGTGGACTTTCTTTGTCTCTTTATTAACCGCGAAGTCATCAGACAAGTTATGGGCGACCAAGTAATTCAACACAGAACCAACAATAGCTTCAGGTAAACCAGCTTCGGAAATTGGAACTAATTTTTTAGTCATTACCTAACCCTTAATTTTATCACCGAAAATATCGGCATATTTCAGACTTGACTCTACAATAACTGTCTTACCAGCTTGAGAACCACCTTTTGCCTCGTTGTTTCCACCACAGCCACACTCGCTCTGATATGCTACCATTTGAGCAGCTGCGTTGGAGTTGTTAATCGCAAAGCCAATAACAACTAAACCTTCCTCTGTGCAAGCACGCACTGGGATAGTATGACCAGGACCTGCTTCTGGGTAAATATAACCGCGGATAGTATCATCACAGTCTTTTACCTCAACAGTAGCTGCTGGGTCTTTATGGTCATAAGGACTAAACATCCAAGCCATCTTAACGAACTGAGGACCACCACACACTGAGTCTTCAAGCATTGGAAGTGGTTCTGTCGGGTCATCATGACATGCACAACCGCATGGGTCAATACCTAACTCAGCAGGTCCTGGACAACAACCTTGGTCGATTTCTTCAGCCTCAATTACAACATCCATTGCTGATACGTTTTTCAATGATGGCTGATAAACACCAGGTCTATTAATGATGATTGTGTTGCGGCATTTTGATAATGATGGCTTACATGCGCCAATCATATAATCACTCGCGCGACCTACCTTTAATTCAGACGGCGGGATAATACTACAACCATTGCGCGCAAACGTTTTACGGTCTGCGTCGTATTGAATTTTCAAAAAGGTTACGCAGTCACCATCGCCTAATCCATACGCTGTAATTTGTACAGGGTCTGTGACGACGATAGCGGAGACTTCAGGCGAACCTTTCTTGGTTAATACCTCAGCCATCATTTACCTCCGGTTGCTAATTTAACAATGGCACTCACTACTTCTTGAATTCCTTCGTAGCTAACACCTTTGCGAGGGACGATTTGAATAGGTTGTCCCCACCATAAAACCTTGTAGCCGTTAGACTTACCACCTTCAGTGAAGATGACTTCGTCCTTGGCATCAGCAAAGCGTACGTGACAAACACCTGTGCTCACATGCGTCACGGTTCCCCAACCATAACGGTCATGCCACAAGCGGTCACCCACATTTACTGAATCTCCGTCGATTCTCATATTGAGCTCCTACTTATTCATTTGTCGCAAGCTGCGACCATCAAGAACACCTTTGTCTGTAACAGCAGTGTTCAACTCAAATTGAGCGGCTGCATTCGGCATATAGTTATCGACAGGCAACCCCATGCTGTCTAGATAATCTCGGATTGCACCAGAATACAATTCGTCTGGAACAACACCTTGCTCTCTCAACGCCCCAAGCTGAGGAACAACACCAGCTAACGCTTTCGCTTTATCAACCTCTGCTTTCAGACCTAGCAATCCAGTTGCTAAGACTTTCGCGTCGGCTTTGATTTCGTCGTCCTTACCTGTCATATTGCGTGAGTACAACAACATGATAAGAGGTCGAATAATAAATTCGTCTATATTAGATGCACAGTTCTCTAAACCAATCACTGCGTTGTCATTAATTAGAGCGAGTCCACCTAATGTTCGACCAGCTCCTCGTAGACCAGTGTCTCCGTTCAAGAATGCAGGAAGACCACACTCATCATCTGCTAATCGAATCTGATTTTGTAGTAGGTTAAACTGCATAAGGAACGTTGGTTGAACCTGGTGCATACGCACAGGAACCACTGAGTGGTCCTTAGGAGAAGAGTAGAACTTGCTGTATGGTCTGAACGAAACATCAGCCACGTGGTCAAACGCATTTGAGTTCACCTCAAACGACGGACCTGACGAATATTCTGAATTCGCCAACATCGCGTATTGAATTCGATTCACCACCAACTGTCTGTCATAAACCATCATGCCAACAGAAATACCATAAGGGCTTCCAGCAACTCGTTTATAACTTGCAGAATAGTAAGTGCGTTCACCTAATGGGTGGTTCACAATCTGGCATCTGATAACGCGGCGGTCAATGACTTCGATGTCTGCTACGTAATACGTATTGAAATCTGATTCTTTAACCTTGCATCCGTATTCGCATAATTCCAATCCAGAAACTAATGTCTGACATTTCAACACGGTGAATAAGTTCCCGTCAATTTCAACTGAGCTTCCTGACTCATCAACAACACCTGCCCAGTTTCCAATACAGTTATCGATGACGTCTAAAATCGCGTCATCAATATAACCAAGCTCTTTGTTGCCGACGAATTCCAACAATTCATCTCGGCTGCGTTGCATTACTTCGATAATGAACTCACCATCTTGAGCAGACGTCGCGTCAGGAGCGAAGTAGATATTCTGAGGATTCACTCGTCTGAATGACGGTTTTGCCACGCGCTCACGAACATATTTATTGCCAGCCCATTTTGTGTTCTCCACAATCTCGTTGTCATACGCAATCACTGCATACGGATATAATGCTAGGTCATACAATAAATCTGTCATCGCTTTTGAATACGAGGCTTCTGCTAACTGGTCAGTGATTTTCTTCTTCATCTTACCAGTTGCTGTTGTTGCCAGCTTCATCTCTTCGTTTCGTTGAAGTTCCTTGGATTCTTTCGCAATCTTCGTGACATAACCTGCAATCACAGGATTAATAAAACCGTTCTGGATAATCGCCTGCTGAGGAATTCCTGCTTCTTGTAATTTCAACGCGAGGTTCATCTTAACAATATCGAAAGCCTTATCAGACATTTTCTTTGACAACTCAACAATAGGAGTCGGCTCAATATTAAATGGAACCTTGTCACCGTTACCAACAAATTTCGAACGCAGGTAAGATGCGGTCATGTTAGACTTAATCTGCACAAGACCGAAATAAGATGACATACCAGGTCTTGCTTCTAATTCTTCTCTCTCATGAATCTTATGATATGCCTGGTATAAAAGAGAAAACCAGAGCTCAACAGATTTGCCCATCACCATCGATTGGTTTCTGTTTGCTCTGGCTCTATTAAATTGGTCTACGACTAAAGTAGCGAGACCATCATAGATGTTATCGAGTTCTTCTTCTGGAAGAGTGATATTAGACTCGGACATTGATTACGCTCCCGCTATTTAATCTCGATTTCGTTACTGATTGGCCGGTCATTGCTCCGCGGCCTCTTATGTTCTGCAAGTAGAATGTCATGGCAATCGCGTCTGCGATATCTGGAGAACGTTTCATTCCAGACTTGCTCTGCAACTTGAACCTGTCCCGACTATCATACTGATAACTCAACATCATCAAGTCACCTTGGACCACGTCTGAGTCTGGTATCGACACTTCGTCTTGTAACCACTCAGCCATGCGCCACCACATTTCTGCCCGCTTGTTATAGAATGCTTCTGGCTTATCGGCTTGTGCAGAAGCAACTGCCTCATGACACACAGACCCATAACCCATTTGAACAAGGCGGTCATAGACACCAGCTCCGAGACCCACAACGTCGACCATAAATGCATCGAGGCCATACATGTCAATCAACTCTGCGCAGCGCTGGGCTATGACCATTGTATCGTCAATTTTTGTTCTGACAATCTTAAGGACCTTGCGGCCTTGACGAATTACGATTGCCGTGTGGTCTTTACCCTTACGAGCTGGGTCACACGCCCCGATGATAGGACCTACTGCCTCAACGTCATCTCGCTGACGAGCAGCCAGAACATCTTTCGCCTCAATGAAACTTTCGTTCGCCGATTGGAATGCTTCTAATGGAGACGCTGGATATTGCTCACGAAATAACGCCAAGCGTCTAGCCTCACTTCCTTTGAACGACCTAATCTTCGACTGACGCCACGCAAGCTGTTCGTCTGTCAAACCATAAAGCTCTTGATACTCGCGTTCTTCTTGCGTGAACTCTTTTCCTGTTGGGTCCACCACGTATTCCTTCATCATAAACCAAGGATAGAAGACAGGCTCATACTCGTTTTCACCGCGGACTGCTGCTTCCCATGTCTCGTGGAAATAATCACCGAATCCGTTTGCAGTCGACTCTAAGAATATCATCGTTCCCTTACCATTAGGAATCGCCTGCAAAACACCGGCAATCATATCCTCTTGGTTCCGCGAGCGTGATACCTCAGACCAATGCAGAATCTGTACAGTAGAACCATGACCTGCGTTTCTAGAACCTGATGTTGCAGTTCTAAATGACGAGTCAATCCCACTGAAGTTCATCAAGCTTGTGCTGTCACGAGTTGCTTTTGGTTTGAATGCTTCCCAACAGTTGTCGTGATAACGCTTGGTAATCTCAAACAACTCTTGAGTCTGTTGGTCTAAGTGTGTGAGAACTAAAGTTTTCACACCCTTGTTGCGAGTGGTGTACCAGTAAGCTAATGCCTCAATCAGCGTACTGATTCCCATCTGACGTGCTTTCAAGATAATGAACCGAGCTTTGCCGGTCTCGGTCATCTGTCTCTCGTAGCGTTGGACAAAATCCTGCTGTGCTTCATTTAGCACAAAAGGTTGAATGCCATCAACCTTAGTACGAATCTTTAAACAATCACTTGCGAAGCGTTGGAAGTCATGCTGATAAACCTGACGAAGCTCCGCTACTCTTTGAGCAACTTCATTCTTTGTCATTTTCTTTCTTACCTGACTTCATACCTTTGAGGAACTCTTCAAAGTCATCAACACCTTTCAACGCGGTGTTATCCGTGCTGGCTCCAAGCGCCAAGCGCGAAACTGACTGGATGTTCTTCAATGCCACTGCACAAGACTGGATTTCCACGGGCTTAGTCACAGAAGGAAGCACCTCACGAATCTTCTTACCAATTAGCATAGAAATCTCAAGGTGCATCTGATTGTGCTCTTGCAATGCATCTTCCATTTCTTCTTGGAATCTGTCCGCAACTGCATCAATGCGTTGGTTATGGAATTCGACTCGCTGGTCGTCCCAACGCTCACGCAAACGGATGACGTCAATCGTCGCGGCTCCTTGCGTGATGTACTTCGCCTTGAACTCAGACCATGGAATCGTGGTTGTCACGTACAATGTACGTAGGCGCTTCACATTCTGTTCTAAGTCCGGATGGTCTTGCAATTGAATAGTCGACCACTTTTCTGATACGTTATCTGCGAACGCTTCAGGTGTTTCATTAGGCACGGTGCCGGCCGCGACCTCTTGAACAATAACAGGGTCCACTGAGTGAATCTCAACTTGGCGTTTCATCTGATTAGTGCGCACAGCCTTGCTTGCAGCGTCGCGTCTGCGTGCTTCCTTGGTGCCGGCCAAGTCCTTAGACGCTTCGACTGCTTTACCTAAATGTGCTAGTTTATCAGATGTTTTTTCCATGTGTCTAACCCAATGTATACCCGATGACAATTCCTAATGCAAGACCTACCCAAACTCGAAACCCTAAGCAGCATGGACAG